AGAAGTACGGATTAATCCGATAGCTTCCATTTTGTTTAGCACATTGCCAGTTGTTTTTCTGAATCAGTTTTTAAGGAGATTAACTCAGTCCCCACGTGCCCTTATTCTTCAGCCGATACCTGTCAAAACCAAAAAACACCCCCATATGTCAAATAACGATTTGTTCTACAAATATATAAATATTTATCTAATAAAGAAACACCTTTATATTTATTATTATGGATGAAAATGAATATTCTGATGATTACGCTGAGATAAAATCTATTATGGAGGGTAATGACCCTGGTAGGGGTTATGTATCAGATAATTTAAGAGTTAGATTTAATAAAAACAGTCCCGCAAAATCTTTGGCAAATATCACATTAGATGTGGGTGATTTTATTCATATGATTAAGGATTCTCTTTATTATGCTGAGGATGATAAAAACATCATATTAAATTTATTTGGTGGTTATTATGGTCCTGATTATGAATTTATGAGTTGGGATTCGGCCTCAGAGGATTGGGAAGGTGGGTATATACTTAGATATTTTGATAATGAAAGCATAGAACTTTTAAAAGAGATTTTAAAGTATTCCCCAACTCTAATTGATATTACCGATAATGAATCTATAATTCAATTCCTATCAAAAAAAGAATTTGAAAGAGAAATTGATTGGATTACAACTGAATATCAGGATTTATACAATCAATGTGGACTTGAGAGTTTAAAGGAATACATTATGGGTGAACTATCCAACAAACTATTACCTTACAACATAATTGAGAAGTTTTTTATGAAGAACTACTATACCACCGTTGGTAATTTATATAGGCTGTATAATGAATATAATGTTTCTCCTCACAATAGCGTTTTGGGTCTTTTTAAAATATTGTTAAAAAAAGAGATTGGTAGTAGTATTGGTGGTTATCATGAAGAAATATATGGTATGGGTTGTCGTAATTTTGATGATGAATCATTAAACATAGAAATTCATCGTCAATTAGAAAAGATTCTTGAGAAGATTGAGGAAGGGATGGAAGATGAAGATTTTGACCGAGAACAATATGAAAGAATTATTAAGTATATCCAAAAATTAAAGGGTGTGAATCATAATGGTAAGATGTGGTATCCGATACCAACAATGAAAGGTTACGCATTCACAATTAATAATGTTAACTATGCCAAGGGTATTGAGATTACAATACATAAGAATGATGACGATGCGTATAGGGAAAAGAGATTAATTAAATTTGATGACTTCCCGACTTTTATTGAGAATTATAAATTATTTGAATCAAAACGTCAAAAAAAATTTTTTCTAATTAAATAATTTCATACATTTGTCGTATGGAAAGAGATTATCAATTATTGAAAGATGTTTTGTCAGTTCCGACAAAAACTTACAAAGAAGGTTTAATGGTGGAATTTTTGGTTAAGTATTTAACCAGAAATGGGTACAAACATTACCTTGACGATATGGGGAACATCTATGTTACCAAACAAACTGATGATGTTGAGTTTTTTCCTTGTGTTGTTGCTCATACTGACACTGTTCATAACATAGACACAATCAATGTTAGAGAAGAGTCGTTACCTAATGAACAAGGTGTGTTAAAACCAGCATTAAAGGCTTATAACGATAAGGGTAATCCAACAGGTATTGGTGGGGATGACAAGTGTGGTGTTTATGCTTGTTTGGAATTGTTAAAAGAATTGCCAAACCTTAAGGTTGCTTTCTTTGTGTCTGAAGAAACAGGTTGTCATGGTTCTCGTAATGCCGACCCCAACTTTTTTGATAATGTCGGATATGCGATTCAGTTTGACGCGCCTGGTAATCACATGGTCACTGAGTACTCTATGGGGGTTAGAATGTTTGATGATAAAGGTGAATTTAAAGAAATGTGTAACGAAGTGTTAACTGAAACATTTGATGGTAGACATCAGTTCCAATCACACCCATACACTGATGTATACGCGCTTAAAGAATCATTTGATTTTTCTTGTATTAACTTTTCAATCGGTTATTATAGATATCATACACCTAACGAATATGTGGTTGTTGAAGATGTGTATTCAGGAATTGAAACTGGAAAAAAGATGATTGAAAAATTGGGATATTCCAAATACAAATTCAAAGAGAAATCAAAATATTATTTATAAAAAAAGGGGTTATTCAACCCCTTTTTTCTTTCTACCCTTTTTCGGTTTATTATCAATAAGAACATTAATTTTAATTTCTTTATCAACTACAGTCATAGTGTAATCAACATCTTCTAAAACATTTCCGTTTAAAATTTCTTCAGATATATAATCCTCAATTTTATCTTGAATCGCTCGTTTAAGAGGTCTTGCACCATATAGTTCATCAAATCCAACTTCGGATATTAGTTCTGTAACGGTATCATCAAACGTAAAGTTATATTTCATTTTTGAAAGTCGTTTTGATAAAACGTTAATTTCAAGTTTAACAATTTTCTTAACATCCTCTTTAACTAATTGATTGAATATAATAACCTCATCAATACGGTTTAAGAATTCAGGTGCGAAGAATTTTTGTAGTTCTTTCTTTAACATATCTCTTTTATGTTCTTCTTGAACATAAGTTTTCGCTTGAGTTCCAAACCCGATTCCACCACCAAAATCTTGTAATTTTTTAACTCCTAAGTTAGATGTCATAATGATAACACAGTTTTTGAAGTTAATCTTTCTACCAAGACCGTCAGTGATGTGACCATCATCCAATACTTGTAATAAAGTTGAGAATACATCTTTATTCGCTTTTTCAATCTCATCAAATAAAATAACTGAATATGGTTTGTTTTTAACTTGTTCTGTTAATTGACCACCTTCATCATAACCAACATATCCTGGAGGAGCACCAATCAATCTTGAGATTGTATGTTTCTCTTGGAATTCGGACATATCAATTCTAATTAAAGCATCCTCATTTCCGAAGATTTGTTTAGCCAATTGTTTCGCCAAATATGTTTTACCGACTCCCGTTGAACCTAAGAAGATAAATGAACCGATTGGTTTATTTGGGTCCTTAATACCAATTCTATTTCTTCTAATAGATTTCGCAATCTTTTTAATTGCATCAGGTTGACCAATAACACTATCATTTAAACTATTCTCCAAGTTACTTAATGATTTTGCTTCGTCAGAGTTTAATTTAGAAATTGGAATTTTTGTCATATTAGATACTACATCATAAACTAACTCAAGAGACACTTCTTTTTTATGTATACCTAACTCTTCCTCAAATTTTTTCTTTTCTTGTTCTAATTTATTTAGAACTCGTTTTTCTTTATCTCTAAGGTTAGCCGCTTCCTCATAGTCTTGACGTTTAACTACATCTAATTTTTGTAATTTAATTTCTTGTGCTTCGGCTTTTAGTTCGTCAATAATTGGTGGCATTTTAACTTCCACTTGACTACGAGCACCAACTTCATCAATGATATCAAATGCTTTGTCAGGAAACTCTCTATCCGTGATATAACGCTCGGCTAAATCAACACATAAAGTTAATACTTCATCATTATAAGTAACTTTATGATAAGCTTCATATTTATCTTTTGCATTTAGAAGAATTTGTAAAGTTTCTTCTTTGGATGCTGGGTCAACAATTACTTTTTGAAACCTTCTCTCTAAAGCTCCATCCTTTTCAAAGTTCTTACGGTATTCATCCAAAGTGGTTGCACCTACGCATTGAATTTCTCCTCTTGCAAGTGCTGGTTTAAATATGTTGGAAGCGTCCATAGAACCCGATGAATTGCCCGCACCAACCATTGTGTGAATTTCATCAATAAAGACTATGATGTTAGGGTTAGCCTGAAGTTCCTCAAGGATTACCTTCATCCTTTCCTCAAATTGACCACGGTATTTTGTTCCTGCCACAATTGATGTCATATCCAAAGAAACAATCTTTTTATCCATTAAATTTCTCGGACATTCACCATTATAAATTTTAATTGCGAGACCCTCAACAATTGCGGTTTTACCACAACCTGGTTCACCAATAATGATTGGGTTATTTTTCTTACGTCTTGATAAGATTTGTGCTATCCTCGTTATTTCTTGGTCCCTACCAATAACAGGGTCTAATTTACCTTCTTCGGCTAACTTAATTAAATCACGACTAAAGTTATCCAATACAGGTGTGGATGAATCACCTTTCTTATTTCCTTTACCGCTATTCTCTGCAGATTCTATCATATTGTTATGTTTTTAGTTAATTATAAATATTTTTTTAAAATTATCAAAGGTTAAAAATGTTCTTTTTTTTTTAAGAGATATATTTATAAATAAAAATTATTATGAAAAAAGTCATAAGATTAACAGAGTCTGATTTAATGAAAATTGTTAAACGAGTTATTAATGAATCTGAAAAACAAGTATTAAAAGAAGGGATTGAATATGGTGGAGTACAAATAGCGCCAACTAATACGCAATACGGAGGACCTGTTATGCTAACTTATAACGGGGTAAAAACTAAGTATACTATAAATGTTGTCGTTACTAAATTAGGTATTAATATATATAAAGGTAAGATTGGTGTTGTCGCTTTTTGGAAAAGTCCAAATGGATATTATGCTAAAGATAATACCGATAAAGTCTTTAAAATCCCAACTACAGAATTACAAAAAATGGTAAATGCTGCTAAAACTAACGCAAAACAAGTAAATATTTCAGGTACTGGTGAAGTTGCGGGTGTTGAGGGGAGTTTTAATGCAACGTTAACTAAAGTAGCTTAATACTACACTTTAATAAGATTCTATATTATTTTATAAAAAAATAATTATGGCAATTTTAAAAGAAGAAATCGTTGGAACTAAGATTTTAAATGAAATTCAGTCAAGTAATATTACAAAGACTGAGTATGACACTGAAACTAAAAAATTGATTGTTGAATTTAAAAATGGGTTAAGGTATGAGTACGATGAGGTACCTCATCAACTATACACGCAATTTAGAATGTCTGAATCCCAAGGTAAATTTTTTAGCGGTAAAATATCCAAATCTTTTAAATACAAAAAATTATAATAAATTACTTTATTTAAGTATTTATTATTAATGAATGAATTCAAAAAGATATTATCAAGTTTTAAATTAAAGGATAGTTTGAATACTGACATTTGGGTTGAATCAGATGGTGAGTATCACATGAAACCAAGAGTTAGAGAACGTCTATTAAAAATCGCAAACGATTTTATTGAATTTTTAGAAGTTGATTTAGTAATATCTGATATTATTATGTCAGGTTCATTGGCTAATTATAATTGGTCTGACTATTCAGATATTGATTTACATGTCACTGCGGACTTTACTCAATTTAATGATAGAGAAAAACCTTTATACGAAGAATTATTTAAAGTTAAAAAATCACTGTACAATAAAAAACACGACATAACTATATACGGTTATGAAGTTGAATTATATGTTGAGGATATAACTCAACATTATGACGTTAAAAACATCGCAAAATTTTCAGTATTAAATAATGAGTGGATTGAAACCCCAATTAAAAATGACGTTAAGTTTAATAATGAAAGGGTTAAATTTAAAGCACAACAATGGATGAATATTATTGATGGTGTAATTGATAATGTTAAAGATGAAGACCTTGATGATGCAAAAGAATTAATTAATAAGTATAGGAGTAAGTTAAGAAAATACCGTACATGCGGACTCCAAAAAGGAGGAGAATATTCTGATGAAAATTTAGTATTTAAAGTCTTAAGACGAAACGGATATTTGGCAAAATTAAAGGGTTTAAAAAATAAAATAACGGATAAAGAATTATCGTTAAAAGAATCAAGATAAAACCATTACACATAGAAAATTTTGACATTTCTATTTGGTAATATATTTATATATAAAAATAATTTTTAAAACAAAAAACAATGGGAGGAATAAAACCAATTGGTAGTGAAAAATTACAGGGAATGGATAAAATAAATCGCATTATGGAAATTGCGAGATATAATGAAAATATACCTAAATCTGTAAATGAAGATACATCTGTTGAATATAAAATAACATTAGCTGATGGTAATACTTATCGTATTGATAAAGAGAAAAATGGTTATGTTATTAAAAAGGGTTTGAATGAGTCTTATGACTATATGGAACCAATGAAAAACAGAAAGTATTATTCTTCATATTCTCAAGCATTTAAAAGATTGAACTTAATTGCTAAAGAAGTTAATGTTAATGAAGGATATGATAAGAATGTTTCGTTGTTTAACGAAAGTGATGACACGAAATATTATTTAAAATTGAATAATGGTGGTGAAGTTGAGGAACAACCAGCATCACCTGCGGCGGCTCCCGCACCCGCTCCTGCACCCGCTCCCGCACCCGCTCCTGCACCCGCTCCTGAAGGTGGAGAAATGCCTGACATGGGTGGTGAAGACATGGGTATGGAAGAACCTGAAGGCGAAGAAGATTTTGATATGGAAGAGCCTGAAGATGAAGATGAAGATGTTGTTACATTTAAAACAATCCAAAAACTTACAGGTAAATTAGGTCAAAAAATTAGAGCGTTCTTATCAGATGAAGAAAACGAAATGACATCAAAAGATATTAAGTATGTGATTAACTCGGTTTTATCGGCATTAGAATTAGATAATTTAGATGAAGAAGATAAAGAAGATATCTTGGATAAATTAGAAGGTGTTGGTGAAGAAGAAGGTGAAGAAGATTTTGATATGGAAGAACCTGAAATGGATGATGAAGAAGGTGAAGAATTATCACCTGAAACACCTGAAGTTCCTGAACCTGAAATGGCCGAAAGTTTTGCTAGACGTAGAAGAATACATCACGATGATTTAACTGATGACGAATCATATCACGTTGAGGATATGTTTGAAGAAATTTTCTCTGAATCAAAAATTGATAAAGTATTAAATAAATATTTTGGTGAAGAACCGACTAAGAAAGTTATTAAAGAAAGTGTTTCTAAAAAAGAAACTATGTTTACTAAAATACAAAAACTTTCTGAAAGTAAGTCTCAAGAAGCGGCTTCGGCTAAAGTTATGAGTAAATACCCAACCGCAAAACTTGTTGGTAAAACACCTAACAAAGATTTAGTTTTTGAAGTTGAGGATAAAAAATTAAAAATATCAACTAAAGGTGGTTATAAACTACTATGAGTTATTTAATTTATGTAAATGAATTAGGTCCAAATTATAAGGGTGATAATATCTACGAATTTATCTTCTCAGATACTTTGGATGAGATTTGGGGAGAATCTTGGGAATCCAAACCTTCAAATGGATACCCAAGTCCTCCCGATTTAGAATTTGTAAAGAAAGTCGGGGTTTTGAAAAATGATACCATACAATTGGAAGTTATTCAAAATTCTGACTATTTTTGTATGGAGGATTCTATGGACGGTGTTATCGCACTGGCTTGGGAGAAAGAAAATGAGTATGTTGACTTTACACGAGTTAAAAGATTAGTTTTTAATTTTGGTGATGACGAACAGAAAGTAAAAGATAAATTATATGAACGTGATATCGTTTTAGAATTTGAAAAAAAAGTGGTCTATGAAAACTAATGAAAAAATATTAGGACTAATCAGTTACGGATTAAAACCATCTTGGGTTATGTCCCTTAATGAATCACAAATTGATGGTTTACATAAAAGGATGAGTAAATCCAAAAAAGAAACTAAAGAAGCGGTAACTAAAACTTCAACAACTACAACTTTTGATTTAAGTAATTCTGCTGATGTGAATTTGGCTAACAAACAATTACAGGGGGTGGCTACTATAGACCCTAATCAGAAAAAAATGATTGTCACTAAAGAGGGTGAAATGACTGAAAAGGCGGTATCAAAACAACAACAAAAAATTATGGGATTAGCTCTTTCTGTTAAAAGAGGTGATACACCTAAATCAAAAGTATCTAAATCAGTTAAAGATATGGCTAAAAAAATGTCTGAAAAAGATTTAGAAGATTTTGCATCAACAAAACATAAAGGACTACCTAAAAAAGTTAAAAAAACTGAAGCTAAAGAAGGTGGTTATATGGACATGGTTGGTAAAGCATTTAACAAAAATATGGCTAATAAAATTGCGGATATTAGGCCAAGTTTAAAATGGGAAAGTATTTTAGAAGATGAATTTTCTCAAATAATTGAGAATACGGTTTTCCCAAAAATGACAAAAAAAGATTTTATAAAAACAATAATGGAATCTCCTGAAGTTGCTCCTGAAAAGGAAAGAACTAAAGAAAAGGAAAAAGAAAGAGAAACCGAAAAACGTCCTGACAAAAATGACCCTTTCAGACCTGGTAAAAGAAAACAACCAAAACCAGCACCAAAGGCGAAACATCATAAAGAAATGAGTGAGGCACCTGAAGTTGCACCCGCACCTGTTAAAGTTCCCGAAAGAGAAAAACAAACAACACCCGATAAGAACGACCCTTTCAGACCTGGTAAAAGACAACAACCTAAACCAGCACCAAAGGCAAAATTACCTGATTGGTTATCATCAAAATCACTTGGAATTAAATAATAATAAGATGAGTTTAAACGAAAATATGGAGAAATTTTTTAAAGTAAAAAAAACTTTAGAAAAAAAATTAGTTAATGAGGGGTTAACTAAAGATGAAAAAGTTCTTTTAGAAAGAGTTAAGAAAGAAATTGGTGAAGCTCCGATTGATTACTCAGAAGTTGGCGGTGCTAGAATGGAGCCTGAACGTCAACGTAAATTTGAAAAGGGTGAAAATCCATATGCCAAATATGGTATGTCCCAAGAATTGATTGATATTTTAGGTAGTGAAGGTTTTAAAAAATCAGTTGAGAAAGTAAAAAGAGCACTTGGTGATAAGTCAGGTGTAGTGGAGGGTAATCCACAACAAGTATTTATGCAATTGATGATGGCGGCGATGAGAGATTTGCAAACCATTATGTCAATACAGAGTAGAAAGAAAGAAGAGATTGAGGAGTTAGCCGAAAACTTGGTTGCGAGTCATTTTAATTTAGACAAACCACCATTTAATAAAAGAGTTAGACTTGAAGCAACATTAATTTCGGGACCAATGGGTGCTGCGGAAGGTATGAGAACTTCGGCTGAAGAACCTTCAGAAGAAGATGTTATTGAAGCGTTTAAAGATGCTGAGAAACACAAAGAGGAACTTGAAGACTTTGCTCGTGAAGTTGAGGAATTAGGTGGTAAATTTGATTCAAAACAAGCTGAGGAAGTTTTCGGTAAAAAAATGCAACAAGACGCATTAAAATCGTTTGAAGGTGAAAGAGGTAAAAGAAGAATGGTTAACACTATGATTCAAGGAGCGGCATTTAGTTTAGGTCATTTATATAAAACATTAAACGATGAGGTTGCAAGTATTGACCCAAGATTAATGAACCTATACAATGTTTCACAAGCAATTATGGAACATTTATATTGGTTATATCCTGATATGGAACAAATGGCTGGTAGTGGTGGTGGCCAATTAGGTCAGTCATCATTTGAAGAACCTGAAGATGAGGGTGGTCCATTTGTTATTAAAGCTAAAGCGCCAACATTACCATTATTGGTTCACGAATTGGTAAAAGGATTACTTGATTTCATGGCTTGGGATAGTTTGCCTGAAAATGAAAAACAGGCACAAATGGTTTTAGGTGCTGAAGACACATTACCAGGTGAAATTTGGGATTCATTATTAGGACCTGTAATTTGGTCTAAATTCCAAAGCATGATTCCTTCAGATTTATTTGATGATGATAAAAGACACATTCAGTTATATTTGTTCAACAGGTTCAGTAGGTTATCCGCTGATGAAATGAAAAAATTGACTGACGCAATATTAAGAGGTGATAATAGCTCCCAAAAAATGATTAATAAAATGATTGAGGAAATTAAAGAATACTTACAAAATGCTCCTCAATATGATGATGAAGAAAGTGAAGAAGATGATTGGGACAGTGATATGTCTTGGTTAGACGATGAGGATTAATTTATGTCTTTAAGTAAAGAACAGATATTATTAGAATATGTTAAATGTAAAAGAGATACTGTATACGCATTAAGAACATATTTGCAGACATACGACAATACAGTTTCTAAGTATGTCCCACTAGAGTTATTCCCTGACCAAATTACTTTGTTAGAGGATTACGAAAATTACAATGAAAACATTGCATTAAAATATAGACAGGCGGGGGTATCTACGGTTACCGCCGCTTGGTCTTCTAAAAAATTGGTCTTAGCGTCCAAAGAAAAACCTGAAAAAATTCTTATAATCGCCAATAAATTAGATACATCTTTAGAGATGGCTAATAAAATTCGTGCGTTTGTCGGTCAATGGCCATCTTGGGTTGGGGTTGGATTTGCACCTGAGAAAAATTCACAAAAACATTATAAATTAACAAATGGATGTGAGGTGAAAGCCGTTGCAACATCCAAAGATGCCTTACGTGGGTTTACACCAACAATATTAATATTTGATGAGGCGGCCTTCATTGATGCTGATGGTGACTTCTGGTCAGCTTGTATGGCGTCCTTGTCTACGGGTGGTAAAGTAATTGTAGTCTCAACACCTAACGGTAATGACCCTATTTATTATGAAATTTACGACCAAGCATTACGTGGTATGAACGACTTCAAAATTACCGAAATGTATTGGTATCGTGACCCACGTTATACTAGTGACCTATATTTTATTAAAACTGATGACGCAATTCATTACCTTTTAAACAAAGAGGAGTATGGTCCTGAAAAAATAATTAGTTGGGCTGACAAACCATTTTCAGAAAGAAATTTTGATGACGTTAAAGAATTGATGAATAACGGATATAAACCGTGTTCTGATTGGTTTGAACGAATGGTTAAGAAACTTAAATACGATAAACGTAAAGTTTCTCAAGAGTTGGAATGTAACTTTCTTGGTTCAGGTGATAATGTATTTGACTCAAAATTAATGCAAAAAATTCGTGAGAATTACTTATTAGAACCTCAAAATAAAATGTTGGGTAATCAATTATGGATTTGGAAAGAACCTGTTGTGGGTCACAAATACATAATGGGGGTTGACGTTAGTCGTGGTGATAGTGAAGATTTTAGTTCCTTCCAAATAATTGACTTTGATAGTCGTGAGCAAGTTGCGGAATTTGTTGGGAAATTACCCCCAGATACAATGGCTGAAATATGTTACAAATGGGGTAATATGTATTCAGCGTATATTGTGATAGATATTACAGGAGGTATGGGAGTATCAACCTCACGTAAATTACAAGAATTAGGTTATAAAAATTTATATACTGATGGTGTAGAATTGGGTAATACTTGGAAGTACAATCCTAAATCGGCCGAAAAAATACCAGGTATTAACTTTAACAATAAACGTGTCCAAATTATTGCTTCATACGAAGAAGCGATGAGACACGATTTTAAAATATATAGTCATCGTTTATATAATGAAATGGATACATTTATATATATTAACGGTAGACCTGACCACCAAAAAGGAAGACACGATGACTTACTTATGTCTATCGCAATGGCTACTTATGTAGGTGAGTCATCGTTTAGTAATTTAACAAAAGTAACCGAACATACCAAATCAATGTTAGAATCTTGGACGGTAAGTAATAATGATGAAGCGTCAAAAACATTAGATTTTAACCCTGTTATACCTCATTATCAAGATAGAATAAGACAAATGAATGGGGGTTCTCAAGTTTCTCGCGAAGACTATATGAGATATGGGTGGTTATTTGGTACTAGATAATATTTATCAAAGAAACATACTATTTAGTTATTGATAAATAGAATTAAAATTGCTATATGGAAAATAAACAAAATAATCTAACAGTTTGGCAACGATTGTCTCAAGCGTTTGGACCAAACTCGTTATTAAATCAAGATTATCCCACTTATAAGTTTGATAAGGAACAATTATTAAAAACCACATCAAAACAAGACTATGATAGGGAAAAATTACAAGCACAACAAACTTATTATTTAGCTAATCAATGGACTAAAATTGAAAGTAACTTATATACTCAGGCAGTGTATTATGAACCAACACGTTTGGCTTCATTCTACGATTATGAATCAATGGAGTATACCCCTGAGATTTCTGCGGCGTTAGACATATACGGTGAAGAATCCACAACTGTGGACCAAAATGGGTTCATGTTACAAATATATTCAGAATCAAAACGTATTAAATCAATCTTAGCGGATTTATTTAATAATGTTTTAGATGTTAACACCAATTTACCTATGTGGACAAGAAACACTTGTAAGTACGGTGATAACTTTGTTTATTTAAAACTAGATGCTGAAAAAGGTATTATTGGTTGTATGCAATTACCAAACATTGAAATTGAACGTTTGGAAAGAGGTATGGCGGCAAAATCTGCAAATGTTGAAGAGCCTGTTGAAAACAAAGGTTTAAGATTTAAATGGAAAGCGAAAGATATGGAATTTAATTCTTGGGAAATTGCTCACTTCCGTTTATTAGGTGATGACCGTAAATTACCTTATGGTACGTCAATGTTAGAAAAAGCAAGACGTATTTGGAAACAATTATTGTTATCTGAAGATGCGATGTTAATATATCGTACATCAAGAGCCCCTGAAAGACGTGTATTCAAAGTATTTGTTGGTAATATGGACGATAAAGACGTTGAACCATATGTACAACGTGTTGCAAACAAATTCAAAAGAAGTCAGGTTGTAGATTCTCAAACAGGTAATGTTGATATGAGATTTAACCAAATGGCGGTTGACCAAGATTACTTCATTCCTGTACGTGACCCAGCAGCGGCTAGCCCAATTGATACATTGCCTGGTGCCCAAAACTTGGCTGAAATTGCCGATATTGAATATATCCAAAAGAAGTTATTAACAGCGTTACGTGTACCTAAAGCATTCTTAGGATTTGAGGAACCTGTTGGTGGAGGTAAAGATTTATCTTTAATGGATATCCGATTTGCAAGAACCATTAACAGAATTCAAAAATGTATGATTGCCGAATTAAATAAAATTGCAATTGTTCATTTATTCTTATTAGGGTTTGAAGATGAATTATCAAACTTCACATTAGGATTAACCAACCCTTCTTCACAAGCTGATTTATTGAAAGTTGATATTTGGAAAGAAAAAATATTATTATATAAAGATGCGGTTGCTGGTATTGAGGGTATTGCCCCTGTTTCAGTTTCTTGGGCTAAAAAACATATTTTAGGGTTTTCAGATGAAGAAATTAAACTTGATTTACAACAACAAAGAATTGAGAAAGCAGTTGGCGCTGAATTAACAAATACCGCAACAATAATAACTCACACAGGTGTGTTTGATAATATTGATAAATTATATGGTAATAAATCAGGCGGAACTCAAAATGCTGCGGCAACACCTCCACCTCCTCCTGGTGGAGACATGGGTGGATTAGGTGGTGAAATAGGAGGTCCTCCACCACCTCCAGGACCACCACCAGGTGGTGAAGCGGGAGTAACACCTGAATCTTTTGAGAGGAGAGATAATTTAAAAATATTATTAGAAAGTGATAATTTAACCGAAGACGATTCTTTCATTGATTTATCTAAAGCTAAGAATTCTTTAGGGGATATAGAGTCTCAATTGGATAAACTTCTAAATAGTTAATATTTATATTAAAAACGAAAAAATGAAAATAGGGATATTAAAATCAAAAGTTGAGAAGTTATTAACTGAATCATATGGTAAAAACACTTTTAAAGACGAGATAAAGAACTTTAAGACGTATGTGTTGGAGAACAAAGACATTAGTAAATTGTTTTATCTTTACGATGAGTTAACCTCAAATAAAGGATTAACTGAGTCAGTTGTTGATGAATTTATTACTGAATGTAAAAATTTATATTCTAAAACAACTTCAAAAATTAAACCAAGTAGTTTAAAACAATTAAATGAGTGGGTTAAAAATATAAAAACAGAAAATGTTTATTCTCACATTGATGAATTATTTTCAGATAATATATTAACCATTGAGTCAAGAATTAACAGTAAAAGGTTAATATATGAGTCACTAAAGAAAAAACCTACCGTTAAAAAGGAATCTCCAAAAGTACCTATTAGTTCTATGGTATCAATAGCTAATAAAACAATTACAAACTATATTGAGACATTGAGTGAATCAGATAAAAAAGAATTATATAATTTATTATCTGAGGATGACGATAAATTAAGTAAAGACTTTCAGTCTCTAAAAGAATCGGTAATCTCTAAATTATCTTCTTTAAAAAGAGAAAATACTGATTATGAAACTGGTAAAAGAATTAATGAAACTATAAGTAAAGTTGAATCTGAAAAATATGATAAACTTACATATTTTAAGATGAAAAGTTTAAATGAGAATCTTTAATTAGGATTGTTCTTATATTTTTTTTGAACGTACTTAGCTTTGTTGAGTACGTTTCTTTTTTTAACTGATTTTTTAACAAATTCTTTTCTCTCAGTTAATTTAGAACTTTGTCTTGTTTTAATAATTTTACCCTTATATTCTTTAAGTGCCCTTTCAATATTTGAGTTCTTATCTACTTTAACTATTAACATAATTTTTAGGTTTTTGACTATAATGGTAAATATACTTATATTTTAAAAAAATAAACGATTATAATATGAAAAATAATGAAAAAGGGGAAAACCTCAAAAATACAAGGGTTTGGTACATCTAAAATTGTGTATGGAACTGTTGATTCAATTAATTTTAAATCATTGTATTTAAATTTACAAACGTGGGTAGAACCAATAAAAGAACCTGAAAATTGGACAAGGGTTGTTCTTAATTTAAGTAGGTCAATTAAACATTCGGTATTTGAAACATTAGACAGAGATTTATTTGATGAGAATTTCATTGTTGATTTAGACTTACGCTCAAGTGGATTAACATTAGGAAAAAAATCATTTATGAATTTAGAAATAAATTTTTATCTGTCATCAGAAGAACTTGATTTTAAATCAAAAGAAATAAAAGAGAATTTAAAAGATATTGTAACAAGAATTTATGACGAGAATTTTAATGGAAATTATTATTTTAATTTTTCATTAACCAAAACCAAAAAACAAGAAGAATTGCTCCAAACCGAAAGTGTTTAATATTTATTAAATAAAAACATTCAAAATGGATTTAAAAATATTAAACCCTAACGAAATCGGGAAGGGTATTCTTATAGAATATGATGCGGGATATATATCTCCTAAAGAAAAACATAATTTAAACTTTATAAAGGAATCTAAAAATTTTTTAGACCATTCTAAACCGTTTGAATTTTATGCGGTGTTACAGAAATATGACACCCCAAATAGAAATGGTAGAATATATCCTGAACGTATTTTAAAACGTGAAGCCGACAATTATAAAAAAATGATTGAGAAAGGAGTATCTCTATCTGAATTAAATCACCCAGAATCATCATTGATTGATTTAGATAGAGTATCCCATATGATAACTGAAATATGGTGGGAAGGTAATATCCTTATGGGTAAATTATTATTACTAACAAGTCCAGGTTTTCATGAAAGAGGTATTGTATCAACTAAAGGTGATATGGCCGCTAACTATCTAAGACAAGGAGTTACTTTAGGTATTTCATCAAGAGGTGTTGGTTCATTAAAAAAAGTAGGTGAAAGAAACGAAGTTCAAGATGACTTTGAACTAATTTGTTTTGACTTAGTATCGTCACCATCAACACCTGGTGCTTATCTTTTCTCAAATCCTGATGATAGATTTAAGTATGAAGAGAATCTTGAGGAAGAAAAGAAGATGAGAGCGGGAACAGAAGTTAGTGATAATAATAACAAATCACTTGACTTAATGAAAAGATTGTCCGATTATTTGGGATATTAAACAAATTAATTATGGACGAAAAATATTTTGTAGCAAGAATTACGACTGACTTGGTAGATTCCGATTCAGGTAAAGTGAAAAAAGTTAAAGAAGAAAAATTGGTAAAAGGTTACAGTCCCACAGACGTAGAAGCAAAGGTTACCAAAATTTACGAAAACTACACAATGGATTGGAGAATCACCGCTATTGTTGAAAGTAAAATTGATGAGGTGATAGACTAAAATTTTTTCAACGATAAATTTAAAAGGAGGGATAATACCCTCCTTTTTTTGTTTTTAACATTTTTCAGAATATTTATTTAAATAAAAAAGTTACGAGGAATAATCCTCAATAATAACTTTTTTAAAAATTAAAACTATTTATATAGAAAAAAACCAAACTGTAAATGGAAAATAAAAAAAATTTGGTAGAAGAAGCGGTAATTCAAATTAAGAATTTGGAAGAAGCTATTGCCGAGAATGCAAAAGGAATACTTCAGTCAACTATGGCAGGAGAAATCAAAGAATTAGTAAAAGAATCTCTTACGGAACAAGGTGATGAGATTGAAGAACCAGAGACTGACGTTGAAGACGTTGAGGATGAAGTTGATTCCGATGAGGAAATGGCTGACGACGAAATGGACGACGCTGATGTTGATAATTTTGAAATGGATGACTTAGAGGATTCTGATGACGAAGAACCTGTTATTGATTTAACAACATTAGGTGACAGTGAAGAGGATACTCAAGAGATGTTGAGAGTATTCCAACTAATGGGACCTGAAGATGAGGTAATCGTTAAGAAAGATGAAACAGGTAACATCAATTTAAAAGACAACCAAACAAACAAAGAATATATGATTGTACAAGAATCAGAAGAAGAGTTTGATTTTTCAGAAATGGACGAAGAGGATGATTTCTCATTTGAGTCTGAAATGTATGAAGATGATGACGAATCTGAATCTGAAGTTAAGGATATCATTAATAAAGTTTTCGCAACTGAAGAGTTTGAAGAAGAAGAGGATGAAGAAATCGTTTACGAAATTGAAATGGAGGACGAGGAAGAAGATGAATCTTACGAATTAGACGAAGAGTTTGAAGACGAAGAAGAGGAAGAAATCGTTTACGAAATTGAGATGGAAGATGAAGAAGAAGATGAGTCTTACGAATTGGACGAAGAGTTTGAAGAGGAAGAAGATGAGTCTTATGATTTGGATTCAGTAATGGAATCTAAATCGTTTAAAGCTAAAGGTGTAGGAATGGGTAAACCAAATAAGAAAAAAATCTATTCAGCTAAACCTAACCAAGAAGGTGGTTTTAAAACTGTTAAGAAAACAGCTAACAAAACTATGGGTACAGGAAGTGCTAAAAAAGGTTTCTCTTATAAAGATGGTGAAAACTTAGACGGTAAAATGAAATTAGTTAAAGGTAAAAAATCTGAAACTAAAGAAGCCGCTCGTACTTACGGAAATGGTTCTAAATCAGGACGTGGTTTGAGAAAAGGTATTACACCTAATAGAAATCTTAATCTAGAAAACGTTAACAACAACGAAATCAAAGTTTTAAGAGAAAAGAACGAAGAATACAGAAAAGCATTGAATGTATTTAGAGATAAGTTGAATGAAGTTGCAGTGTTCAATTCAAACTTGGCTTACGCTACACGTTTGTTTACTGAGCATACTACAACTAAACAAGAAAAAATCAACATCCTAAAAAGATTTGATTCTGTAGAAACTATTAAAGAATCTAAAAACTTATATCATTCTATTAAGGATGAATTAACAAACACAAAATCACAACCAATGAATGAGTCAATTGATAGAGCTATTAATAACTCACCATCAACAGGTTCAGCGGTTAATTTAATTGAGTCAAAAACTTACGAAAATCCTCAATTCTTGAGAATGAAAGATTTAATGGCAAAATTAAAATAAAAATAAAATAAACAAATAAAATAAAAACAAAAACAAAATGGGAGCATTATTAGAATCAGGTCTTGTTGGTAACATCGGTCTTAAGCACCTTAAAGTTATCAAAGAAGATACTATTAACAAATGGGATAAATTAGGATTCCTAGATGGTCTTAAAGGACATCTTAAAGAGAACGTAGCTCAGTTATATGAGAACCAAGCGTCTCACCTAATCAACGAAGCAACTTCTGACGGTTCATCAGGTTCTTTTGAAACTGTGGTTTTCCCAATCGTTAGACGTGTATTCTCTAAATTGTTGGCAAACGATATCGTTTCTGTACAAGCAATGAACTTACCTATTGGTAAATTGTTCTACTTCGTACCTAAAATCCAAGGTTATAATGGTGGTACTTATAATGGATTAGACGCTGGTCAATCAGGAGCACACTACGCACCAATTGGTTCACCAAGTAATCCTGATACAGACGGAGCGGCAGTTGCGGCAGGTTATGACCCAGCTTATTCTTCAGGTTCTTACAACCCTACTTACAAGAAAAATCTTTATGATTTGTTCTACGAAGGAACTGAGCCAGGTTTAGACCCAGCAGGTTTATTTGACTACTCTAAAGGTCGTTGGTCAGCAATTACATCTTCTACTGTTGTTCAAAAATGGGATAATGGTAGTTTAGTTGACGCTGGTGCGGCATTTGACGGTAAAAATGTAAGAAAACTTATCATCAAAATGTGTGGTTTTGCTGATACAGGTGCTGGTAAATTAATTGGACCTGATGGAAACGAAATGGATACTGAAGCATTCTTAGCTGATTTACACGTTATTGCTAACGTTGCTGACTTCACAGTTTCTGCAACATCGGCTTGTAATACAGTAGTTGATGCTGATGGTAATCCTGTTTCATTATTGTTCAGAGTTGTTACTCAACAATATGGTCAAGGAATTGTTAGTGGTTTAAACCCTGTTAAACAAACAACTTGGGCTACTGATGGTAATGGTGGTTCATTCAGAAACGTATGTGACGCTAACGGATGTATCTATTTAGAAATTGACCTTTCTTGTCCTGTATGTGCTACTTGTGAAGCAGAATCAATTGACGGATACAATGGTACATTGATTGACACTCTTGTTGATGACGCGGCTTTCACAGCTATCTTCAGACGTTACGAAGAGTTAGAATTTGAAGACAAAATTGGTGAGGTTTCTTTTGACCTTGAGTCAGTTACAGTTTCTGTGACAGAAAGAAAACTAAGAGCACAATGGTCTCCAGAATTAGCTCAGGACGTTGCAGCGTTCCATAACATTGATGCTGAAGCTGAATTGACAGCGTTGTTGTCAGAACAAGTTGCAGCTGAAATTGACCGTGAAATTTTACGTGACCTACGTAAAGGAGCGGCTTGGAACCTACGTTGGGATTACAACGGATGGAGAAGACTTTCTCAAACAACTTCTTACACTCAGAAAGATTGGAACCAAACTTTGATTACAGCAATCAACCAATTGTCAGCACAAATCCACAAATCTACATTGAGAGGTGGAGCTAACTGGATTGTTGTTTCTTCTGAAGTTTCAGCTATCTTTGATGACTTAGAATACTTCCACGTATCTAATGCGTCTCCTGAGCAAGACCAATACAACATGGGTATTGAAAGAGTTGGTACATTAGCAGGTCGTTACCAAGTTTACCGTGACCCTTACTTCCCAGCTAACCAAGTGTTAATTGGACACAAAGGAACGTCATTGTTAGACACAGGTTACATCTACGCACCGTATGTACCTCTACAATTAACTCCTACAATGTACAACCCATTCAACTTCACACCAATCAAAGGTATCATGACGAGATACGCGAAGAAGATGGTCAACAATAGATTTTACGGTAGAATTACTGTAGATGGAGTTCGTACATTTGATTTAAGAGAATTGAGATAATCAAAATCTTAAATAAAATATGAAAAAGGTCAGAGTTAATCTGACCTTTTTTTTTACTTGATATTGATATAATCGTTAATATGTTTATATATATAATATATGAAAAAAATAATTATTGATGGAATTATAGAAAAAGAAATTTTAAGACTTTACAACGAAGAATATTTAGGTAGTCCATCTATTTCTGAAAAATTAAATATTAAAAAACACATAGTTTTAAGAGTACTTAAAGAAAATAAAGTTAATATTGGTCCATCTGGAAGAAAATATAAAGGTGGTAAAAGTGCTTCAGATAAAAGACATTATAATAAAAATAAAGAAAAAAGATTATCATATCATAAACAATGGTATGAAGATAACAAAGATAAATGGAACGAATATATAAAAGAATACCGTGAAAAAAATAAAGAAAAAATTCGTGAAATAAAACGTAATTACGAAAAAACCCGTAAAGCGAACGACCCCATTTATAAACTAATCAACAATTTCAGAACCGCAATTTATCAGGTTTTAAAGGAAAACAATGTTAAAAAAAACGGTCATTATTTTGATATTCTAAAATACTCACCCGAAGATTTAATTGTACATTTGGAAAAACAATTTGATGAAAGAATGTCTTGGGACAATTATGGTGAATGGCATGTTGACCATATAAAACCGATTTCATCATTCAACATCCAAGAGATTGGTGACAATGAGTTTATAGAATGTTGGTCATTAAACAATTTGCAACCATTGTGGGGTGATGAAAATATTCGCAAGTCAAATAAATTAGACTATTTATAAATAAAATCCTCTTTATGAATTACACCCAACACATACTAAAAATTATAGTTATATTAATATCATTACTATATCCTTTTGTGTTATTGTCAGTTGAGGGTGAACTTTTATCATTATCACAATATTGGAATACTTCATTACAACCATTATTTATTGTTGCGAATGTAATGACAGCATATTTCTTTTTTGGAATAGACAATTGGAGGTTTTCATCTTTTTTATTAGTGATGGTAACCGCTTTCTCAGTTAAATTATATCCAATGATACATAACGTTGTTGCCGTTATGTTTTTTTTATCTTGTCTTTATCCTTTATTTAAAAGTAAACGATTTAAATTTTATGCTTATTTATACCTTTTATCACCATTAGTTGGTTTTTTATTAGGGTTATTATACCTTGAAATTTATGGTATTATTATTTTATGTTCATATCATCTCCATAGTATTATACACGTTATGTCAGTTATGTATCAAAAACATAAATTGGAGGGGTGATTTTTCTTATTTTCAGATATTTATAAATAAACATTTTTTATGAAAAAAAAATTATTTGATATAGAATCTGACGAAGTAAAAAGGATTTTATCATTACATGAGGAAAGAACTAAAAATCAGTATTTAAATATTATTAATGAGGAAGGTGGAAACGTATCTGACCCTAATTATGGTAAATCAAACGCACAACCAAAACAAAAAATAACTCCTCTACAATCATGGACTGTAAGTTCTGCAAGTTATTCTTTAGAAAATGCTAAAGGAGGTACATCTAACAATGAATTAAAATTTTTTAAAGGAACCAAATTTGTTCAAAAAATTAATAAACAAGGTAAACCTTATTTAATTACTCAAGCAACTACAGTCCAATTACCACAAACTTTAACAGGAAAAATAAATGGTCAGGCGACCGCAAGTGTTATGTATAATTGTGCAACAGGTAAATTTAGTTTAACTAACGTTAAGAATATAAAAACACCATCAGTACAATTCCAAGACAAAAGTCAACGATGGTATGATGAGGAAAGATATTTAACGGCTCAACTAACTAAAGTTTGTCAATATAAAGCACCAAAACAAGAACCCCCTGTAAAAGACGCCAATGCGGGTTCAGGAGGAGGTTCAGGCTCAGGAGGAGGTTCAGGCTCAGGAGGAGGTTCAGGCTCAGGAGGAGGTTCATCACAATTCACTCAAGATGTTGCAAATTTAAATACACAAATACAAACATCTTTAGGGGTTCAAACTCCAACAGGACAATTAACCGATGCGGATATTGACGCAATATTAGCTAAATTAGGATAAGAAATTATATTATGAAACAAAGATTAATTATAACTGAAGAAGAGAAAAATCAAATTATAAATCTTCATAGAAAATTTATAAATGAGGCGGGACCTGGTGGTATTGACCCATCTTTACAACAAGGTACCACAACATCAGGAGTGACATCAGGTGCGACATCAGGTGCGACATCAGGTGCGACAGTACAACCCACGGTAATCCAAAAAGGCGTTAAAAACCCAAAAGTTGAGGCATTACAAACTAAATTAAATGAAAAATTTAATTCAGGATTAGTTGTTGATGGTAAATGGGGACCAAAAACAGCGGCGGCAGTTCAAACAGCGTTGACTTCATTACAAGGTGCTCAACAACCTAATGCAAGTACTCAACCATTACAAAAACCAACAACCGATTATGCAAAACAATTCCAACAAAACGCACAGAATATTATAAATCAAAACCCGTTTAGAAGAACGAATTAAAATAAGAAAGACGGACTTACTCTCCGTCTTTTTTTTGCTCTTCAGTTTCTTCAGTAATTTCAGGTCTATTTAACACCCTAATTGATTTTGATATCACCTCACATTCACCGAGAGAAAAGACATTTTGATGGTAAGCCATTTTAACCGCTTGTATTAATAATGTCGTCGCGTTGTCTTTATCAAGGGAATCTAATATGGCATCCAAATGGCTTTCGTTATATAGTGGTATCGTGTTAAATAATTTTCCGTATAAATCTTGTTGTTCCATAAATTCCAAAATGTGTTGATATTTATAATTATAAGAATGAAAAATAATAAAATCTATATTAACGAAGCAACTTCAACTAATACTGGTGGTAGGGGTTCATATATCGCGCCTTTACAACCTGGATTACGACCCTTTAAAAAAGACACGTTAACACCGTTTACAGATTCAGTTTCTGATTATGATAGTCCACTATTACAATATGATAGTTATGATGGAAAAATGGATGAAAGGTTAGACCAAATAAAAAAACTTGAGAAGACCGCAAAAAAAATTACAGACTATATTAAACACCACCCATATTCCACATTTAGTGATGATGAAGGTAATATTGTTAATGAATACCCTAAAGGTAAAAATAAATTAGGTATTGTTCCTATTAAGGAGTGGGTTGATGTTGACGATATAATCATTGAGGTAACATCAACAAGTTCAGGTGAATATAACGGACCCCAAGAATTAGGGTTAAAAAAATGGAAAGAAAATATTTTATCTCCCTTCACTGAATTTGTTGATAGTGATATCAATCACAAAAAGAAACAAAAAACAATGAAGAATAATATTAAAAAAGAAGTTGGTTTTTGGGAAAAAAGTTCTGATGGGACCTACAATAATCCAACTCATGATGTACATACTATTAATGAAGATTTGGCGGTTTGGTTTGGTACAAAGAAAAAACCAAAAGGTAGTTCACAACCAAAAGGACCTTGGGTGAATATTTGTCGTAAAAAAGAAGGTGGGGGACATCCCCCTTGTGGTAGACCTGAAGCATCTGACAAGGGTTACCCAAAATGTAGAGCGGCGGGTGTTGCATCCAAAATGACAGATGCTCAGAAAAGGTCGGCTTGTCAACAAAAAAGAAAAGCTGAAAAAACTCATTCTAAGAGTGGGACAGGTAACAAACCTAAGATGGTATCGTACAAACCAAAAAAAACCTCTAAGAACGAATCTTTTGAGGTTAGAATTAAAAACTATCTATTAGAGTTTATTAAAAATAAAGGTTAATATTTTTTACTAACTTTTTCTAAAATACTACTTAGTGAACTTTTAATTTGTGAAATCATCTCGTCTTCAAACTCCTGTCTAATTTTTTCGGTCTTATTATCATACATACCTGTAATTCTATCCCAATCTCTTTCGTTTAGAACTACATCATAATGGTATACGTGATTTGTGATACTAATCCTTCTTTCATCAAGAATAATAAATAAACCTAATCTTGTATTTTTTATATAACGTTTACCTGAGATAGGTGCAATCAAAAATTTAGAGTCATCTTGATTAATCAATTTATGACAAATTGATTTACAAATTCGTTCATTATAATTTAGTTTTTGGACTTCTTTACCAAATGCGCTGTTAAAATGTCTATATCTTGCCCATATAAGATATTTAACATATTGTCTTTTAATCAAAGTTCGTAATCGTTCTAACATATTAATCTATTTAAAACAAATATATGAATGTTTTTTTAAATAGGGTATAAATTAAACTATTTTTTTTGAAATAAAACGTTTAGGAATTCAGACCATGTTTCCACATCATTCTCATTTCTACCAATATTGGCAGCATAGCAAGTTAAAACAACATTATCTTTAGTATACCCTTTATTTCTATCTAACCTATCAAGGGAAGGTTGTTGAGGGTGTTTTTTACCAGTAGAAGGTGTTAAAGGTATTTTAAACCAATAACATAAACCATTCTGTTTTTCATATAATTCATTTATAAAATCAACATCAATTTCACGTATGACATTTCTTTTATTAGAATCATTAAGTAAAGTATTTTGCCATAACCTTACTCTACGTTCTTTTTGTTTTTTACTTTCATTTTTCCTAAATTCAGGAACCATACGTTTGTTTTTTTTATATTCTCTTCCGATTTGTAAAGTACATTCTCTACATTTAGTTCCTCTTTGTGATTTGTAAAAATCATTAATATTTTTTATAACACCACATTTACTACATTGTTTATCCATAACAATAAATATATGGATAAACATAAAAGAATAAAAAAAAGGAGAATTAATCTCCTTTTTAAAAATTTGTTAAACTCTTTTCCATTTACCCCCCTTGGACTTATATCGTTTGGCGGCGGCCCCATTACAATAAGCACTTGGGCAAACTTTATATCGTGCCCTTGCCCAAGATAAACATTGTTGCCATAGTTTAGGGTTTGTAGGTTTGTTTTTTTTAGTTTTCTCAGTTATTTCATCCATTTCATTAACTGACATTGCTAAACCTAAATCAGGATTAGTCATACTAATCGCCAATGCCTCGTCTTCTTGAGTATTGTCGTCTTCATACATCTCCATTTCAGAGTTGTCTCTTTTTGTTTCATTCATTAAAAAATCAAACACTTGGTCCATATTGTTTTTGGCTTCAGCAATATGGTCTTGAGCCCAATCGTGACCATTCTCTAAAATAGAACTAATTTCTTCTTCGTCCATGTCTAAAAGAATTTCACATTGTCTTTTAATTTGTTCTAAATTAGAAAAGAACATATATCTACTATTCTCTTGTTCTTTAATTACTCTTTTAATTAAAAAACTTAATTCATTTTCGTTTAATCTAACAACTTTTTTCATAATTAATTATATAATCCATTTGGACCGCCTAAAGCGACCGTGTTTAATTGTATTACATCTCTACCACTCCCATCACTATATATTGCATGAGGGACTGAAATAGAACTTGTTTCACCTGAACATACCAAACACATAAAATATTCGGTATTGGCGCTTATAGGGACTAACGCTTCATTTATTAATTTACCAAAATGATTAAATGGTGGGTAATTACTATCACCACCTAAAAATAAAAACCCATCGTTAGGTGTTAACGCGAAAGCTAAAAATACATCATCATAATTAGGGTTTAAATAAAAAGAATTGTCTAATGAAGTATTACTTAAAAACTTAATTAATTTATTTGCCGTAATAAAATCAACTAAGGACGTATAGTATTTTGTGAATGAACCACCTACAATAATTTTATCATCTGATTGGATTATTAAAGAACTTACTTGTGAGTCTAACCCAAATGAAAATGAATTTGAAAAAGACCCGTCACTATTTATTCTTACTAACTTACCAAATGATAAATCATTACCATTGTAATCGGTAAAATTACCGCCAAGAATTATTTTACCCGTTGATTGTAAACCCACTGTGGTTACTAATGCGTTTGTACCAGTACCAACATTAAAAGAAGAATCAAAGCCGCCACCTGTTAAAATTCTAACAACATTTGGTGATGAGTTCCCATCATATGTATCAAAAAGACCTACTGCGATTAATTTACCATCAGGTTGTTTTAAAACATCTAACACGTAAACCGCAGGTCCACCATCCTCTATTCCATTACCTATCACAAATGTGGGGTCAATAGTACCATCAGAATATAACCTTATTATTCTATTATATGATTGACCATCGTATTGAGTAAATTTACCCCCAACAACTATTTTTCCATCATCTTGGACTTCTATTTTATAGACCTCATCATTAAATCCTGTACCACCACTAAAAGTATTATCAACCGTACCATCAGAATTAAATCTAATAATACGACCAACATTATAGGTTATACTATCTCTTGTTAATTGAGTAAAAAATCCACCGACTAATATTTTACCATCAGTCTGAATATGAATAGTTCTTACGCTCTCATTAAAACCTGAACTACCAACTGTAATATCAAAAGTAGGGTCAAAAGTCCCATCCGAATTTAATCTTAAAAGATATGGGGACACATATAATGTTCCTTCATAATCATAATGCTCAAAATCACCAGAAACAAGTATTTTACTATCACTTTGAATTTTAATGTCATGTACGTCTTTATCAAAACCGTAATTAACCCCTTGGGGGAATGTATTATCTAATAATCCAGCAGTTGACATAATATTAACTATTTAAACCATCGGGTCCTCCTAAAACGACCGTATTCATTTGGGTAACCGCAATACCTTGAGCATCGGTATAAACCGCATGTGGGGGAGTTACAGTACTTGTTTCTCCGCTACATATAACACATATTACCGTTTCAGTATTTGCGCTTCTTGGGGTTCTATCTTGACAACCACAATCATCATAATAACCACTCACAATAAATGTCGCTTCAAACAAGGTATCCAACACCCCTAAAATTTCAAAACATAAAGAACCTTCCCAAAACGGACCTTCAATAGTTGAGAATCTACCTATAGGGTTTTGTGAAAAATAAATCGCGTTTACTGGTCCTTCTAATTCAGGATTGGTACAAGCTCTCACTAAAAATGATTTATCATTTTCTTGGTAACAATTTAAACAGTCAGTATGACTAACGTTATACAAACTCAATGGTGTAATAGGGTCTGAAGTCACCCCTAATACAGTACCACATAACGAAGTTTCACCAATAAAAAATGAAACAACTTCACCTACCGATAATGATGTTGCACTAACTACGTAAGTATCACCTGAAGCACAATTTTCTATATTATAATTTGGCATTTTATTTTCTTATTTATAGTTTATTATTTGAAATTTTATTTGTTGTTTATAAGTATTAACTTCACCACTACTAATCACTTTTATATCAATATAATATTCGTTAGGTATTTTATCTCTTGTGTCAAAAATGAAATAATATTCATTTGGCGCTCTATTAATTGAGGTCCAACCCTGAACTTGAACTTCGGTTTGACCTTCCCTAACATAAACCCTATAACTAGCATCAATATGTTGTAATAATTTTTTAGTTGAGTACGCCTGTTTAATAATTACACCAACTTTTCTAACATCAGTGTTAAATATTTTTTCATCTTGTTTAATACCATAAAAATCAAACCCATATAATTTAGGGTCAACTGAGGAGGTACCAATTTGGATTGAACTTTTTAATGGTAATAGTGTAAATTCATTAAAGATAGTCGGTAAAGTAAAACCATTAAGTTTTAAATTGTACCACTTATCGGTAAATGTACATGGTGTTTTATAACCTATAAGTGGAGGTATTATAACCTCATAAACACCTTTGGTTTTTTGACAAGTTGTTAATCCCGTTAACCCATCAATTGGGTTACCAGAAGAGTCATGAATATCAACATTTGGAGTAAAATCCAAGTTAATTGGATTTCCATTATCAAATAAATAAAGATAAAGTTTATTTGTTTTACCAAGAGAAAATAAATTCCTATCATCTTCAATTAAATCATTATAAGAAGTTTCTAAATATGGCTCATAAAATGTTTGAGTATGGCGAGTAAAAAATTGAACCTCATAATTTTCTGTTAAACCCGTTAAATTTTCAACTTGAGGTTTAAAGGCGACCCCCCATCCTGAAATATTATTTAATGAACCATTTAATATTGAGTTTATCTCATCAGTCATATCAAAACTGATGTTCTCATTACCAAATTCAAAATGTTGTATATCAACAATAGTTAAACCTGAATAATTCACATTACCATTATTTTTGTTATTGTAAATACCTGGTTCAGTCCAAACCCCAATAGTTGTTGTTTGATACCAATTGGATGGTCTGTCTGAAAAATTTTTATCATTTTTAATTTCGTAAATTAGGTCCGCATAATCGTAACCCACACCTTCATCCCATAATTGTGGTAAATTAGGGTCATCATTTATAAATGGGATTCTAAACAAAATCAAATCAAAAGATGTTGCTCTCATTCTACTTTGAGATGTTGTTGTATTTAATAGGTCGTTGAATGTTGAGGTATTAACCATTCTTAAAGTATGTTTGATATCGTCAGTACAAGTTGTTGATATCGTACCATCAGCAATTTTTTCTTTTAAAAGAGTCAAATCCAAATCAAATATAAAACGACTATAATTGTTAGGATACTGAGTTGAGATTACTGAACCATAAAAAAGTTCTGTTACAGGGTTTCTACCTGTATTAACAAAACTGTTGTAAATTATAGTATTGTTTCTACTGAAGAATGAATTGTTGATTGACATTTATACGTTTTATATATAAATATCAATTAATTCTAATATTTTGATTTAAGATAGTATTTTGTGAATCCGCCAATATTGCAAGTATCTCCGCAGTTGTTTGGCCATTACCTGATGAAACAGGAACTGGTGGCATTGTTGCAATAGGATGTACGTGACCTGTGACAAAATCAAAAATTTTCATTAATAATTTCATTAACTCATCACCCCTTACTGTTGGGTACGTTTTTTGGAAGATACTATTCTCAGTACCACTAGAACCCGTACCCCCAATAAAATTGTCTTGAGGTATACCATAAAGAGTATTTTGTAAGTCAATAGTACCTTTAGGTCCTGTTGAATCGTGAGATAGTAAGTATAATTTTTGACCCCCTAAGACCCCATAAGTAACATCCCTATTCAAAGTCTCAAATGGTGTCACCTTACCAATTTTTAATTCCTGTTGTACACCAATAACAGGTTGACCTTGTTTGTTATCCCAAACTAAGAAAAAACCTTTTTTTGTGTCATCAGTTATTGGCTTTATTTTTTGTATAAAATTAGTGTAATTCTTTATTTCATTTATATCTTGATTAGTACTTATGACAGTAAATCTTTGACCCCATCCCGTTTCGTAAGTTAGTTTAGAAGGTGTTACTATAAATGGGAAAGATTCTTTAGGGTCAACATTTGTTTGAGAGTTTGTGGTATATCCTGAAATGTTTAAATTACCAATAACAACTCCTTGTATCACGTTATTTATTATTGTCGTTATTTCATCAATCCCTTTAGCGTTAAATTCAAATTTTTCTATAGGACCAACATAATTAGTTCCAATAGATATTTTAGTAATAGTATCGTATTTAAAATTTTGGGTGTTAACTTCTTTACTTGGTAGTACGTTATAGATACTAACAGAACCATTAAATGCGTTTTGAGTATTCTCTAAATTAGATATGTCCCATACAACCATTTTTTTCACAACTTTCGGAACCTCAATAAATGATGCAACTTTTTCTTCTGGTTGAGCCACTTTTTCTTGACCAAATGTTGACAATTGTAAAAACGCTCTTTTAGTGTTGGCAACAGGTAATTCAGTTTTACTTAATTTTTTTGTTTTACCCGCTCTAATTAAAACATCATTTTCTTTAACAATAATATCCGCAGTCCCACGACCTAATAAAGAGTTATCACCTGGCTCAGGAAATACGCCTTTACTAAAATCTTGTTTATATGTACCATCTTGATTTTTAATGGATATACTGTCTTGTATTCTATCACCAGTACCCAAAAACTTTTTAGCGCCCTGAAAATTCTCAAACGGTGATGTCATTGGTGACGAAAATGGTCCTTGAATATAGAATTGGTTGGTATAAGGGAACTCCTTATTATAGTACATTATGTGTACGTATTCATTTTTTTTAGGGGTTTGACTAATAAAAAATGGTAATAATGGTAAAAATAAAACTGGGTCTTTTGATGTCCATTTATCTTTTTCTTCATCCCAATCAGCAATAGAGTCAATAATATCTCTATATGCCTTTGTTTCAGGAACAACTCGTAACCTACCTAACATCATTGGGTCTTGGTCATCGTAAACAATACCAGGAAAAATAATTTGACTTAAATTAAGTTTTCTCAAATAATTTGAGACTATTTTTTCTATTTGACTAGTATCCATTTTTTATTAAGTATTGGTTCTTTTTTGATATTCCTTTAATACAACATTATAGGTTTCTTCTAACTTATCTAAATGATATGTTAATTTTATTAACGTATCTTTAGTATGTGTAAAATCTTTGTTTAGTAAATCCATAGCAAAAATTAAATCCTTATTTGAATGATTATTAAGGTCTTTAATGATTTCTAATAATTTTTCAGTATCTTTAGTTGTTACCATAATTATATTTTTTTTCCAAATGCACTTGCTGGTACAGTAAATCCTGCGGGTGTTATAGTTAACGGACCTAAAGCAACTTGTACCTTACCATTTTCATTTTCTTCATTTGATGATGCTTTTAATTGTGAGAACATTGATAATACAGTTAAATTAGGACTACCATCTGGCATATCGCCTGTCGGTATTCCAATCTTTTGTAATTCACTAATTGTCCCAATAAATGCTCTTGTTTCCGAATAACCATCCAAAAGCCTTGCCGTGTATAAAATTGGGAATGGTATTAATTGAACTCCCGTAGTCCACGTTTGAATAATACTTAGAAGTTCATCAACCACACTTTTACATTTCCTCCAATCAGAAATAAGTTTTACTAAATCAGCAACGGTTAAAAGTATTTTAACTAATCTTAGAATCATTTTAGTTCTTTTATCTAGTTTTTCTTTTGTAATGTCTTTAATTACACTTAAAATTAAATTTTTAATATCTCTTTTAATAATATTAAAAAGCTCCTCAACAAATACCGCCCCTATTTTGGTGATTAAATTAATAGAGAAATTCTTAAAAAATTTACAAAATTTCTCAAAACTGTCTATAGTATCGTCAATTGTTTTACCAATAGCTTTAATCATAGTATATATTGGTAGTAAAATTTTTGGGGATAACAATGCTCCCACTAAACCAGCTAATAGTTGTTTTATGAAATCTTTATCAATTATATCATACCCTGGTTTATTATCACTTGTTGGTGAAACTACCATATCACTCAAACTATCGGCAGTGTTAATAAAATCCTCATCTTGGACATAGGTTAACTTATCTAATTCATCTAATAACCCTTCAGTGTTAACTGGTACCTTAACATTATCACAATCCTCAAACTCAATCACTCCATTTTTTACATTAGAAATTTTTTGAGCGATTTCCCTTAACTCTATATCATCCAACTCAAAAAAAGAATTATCAATACCGTCAGATTGTGAAATCTTAGCATTACCACTAACATCAATTTCAGTCCTATTATCAAAACATAAACCTAACATTCGTTGGACTTTTAAACTAAGCCAAGATTTGTCTCCTATTTGAGAGTCACTATCTTTTTTCTTTATTGAAATTGCACCTGTTAAAAAATCTATTAACCAAGCATAAACATTGTGACCGTCAAATAGTTTGATTGTGTTTAAATAATCCTGAACAAACTGACCAACTAAATTTTGATTAACATCAACTGCGTTAATATTCGCAATTCTAGCTTTTGGGGTTACTTTAAACCATCCACCACCAATCCCTGTTATAGGGTTAATTTCTAAAAATTCAATGTCAAACAAATTTTGTTTTGAATCTCCTTTATAAAATTGAGAATGAACAACCGAATACGGGTTTGTGTTTTGAGTCACGTTATACAGTTCTTTATTCATCGCAAATGGTTTGTTTTGAATAACAACACTATTTTTTTCGTAAATTAATTTACCAACTTTACTATTAGGGTCAATTTTTAAAATGCCCCCTAAATCTATTGAGGCAACACTGATTAATATTGGACTTTCCGCAACGTAAGTTTGTTGTTGGTCACAACCCACCGCAGTTAAAATTTCTTCAAATAAAATTTCTAAAATTTTAGGTTCAATAGTTTTAACTGTTTGTATTAATTTTTTTTTAACGTATTGTAATGAATTAGACCCCGTTACTTCATTTATATCTAATAAATGGTCAAATTGAGATTTGACTTTTCTCTGAAAAGATTTAGTCTTGGCGGAAAATGAGTCTAAAGGACCTGTAATAGAGTCCTTTCTTTTTTCAAAAGAAGACCCATATTTTTTAGATGCATCATCATACCTTTTTTTTAGGTTTTTGTACGCTTTAGTGGACTCAACCTCAGTTTGTAATTTTTCGTAATCAGCACTAATGTCAATAGACGCCATAATTTAAATTATTTCATTTTATATGACCCTCCACCAGTATTAACATCCTTGTCAATTAAACTTTTAATCATCTCATCATCCATATCAATATCTGACAATGAAAAACTTTCACTAGTGTTATTTGATTTCTCCCAAATACTTGCTTGTAACTTAGATAAGGATAATTTTTTTTCCACACAGTCATTGATAATTTTTTGTTGTTTTTCAATAACAGGACCTATTAAAGTCATATCTTCAGGGTCCTTCATCATTGTTAACATTTTATTTTGAATTCTGATGGCAGTATTTCTCTGTTCTACAAGTTCATTGTAAATTTCTTGCATCAATGACAAAATTGATTCTTTGGTTAAATTAATTTCTTTTTTTGGTGGTCTTCCCATAGTATATAAATATTTATCTAAAAATTTTATTTAACCATATTTTGGATTAGGTTTAAATAAATAACCTTGAATTTTTTCATTGAACTTCTTATTTCTTTTGTTGATAAATTTGTCATTTCTCTAAGAGATAATAAAACAATGTTTTTATTAAATTTATTATTATCATTCCCAATAAAAATACTTTCATAATTATCAAACAAATCATATAGGGCCATTCCTAATTTATGCTCGTTCTCCGACAATTTTTCATTTTTAATGAATAAATCCAATTCAATTAAAAATTTATTAATAACACTGCTATAATCTATAGTATCCTTATCAAGGGAATAAGAAAACTGTTCACTATTTTCTAAGTCACTTGAAATGTCTTCATATGAAATTTTTCTATTTGTTTCCTTTTGGTCCTTTATGATTTGACCCATTAAATAGTTTTTACATATGGTACCAAAATAAGAATAGGCCTTTTTTTCTTTAGAAGGTTTAAATTTCTCAATTTTAGTCATTAAAAATGAATGGGTATCTATATGTATTTCATAGAAATCCATATCTTTTCTGTATAACTTATACCGTCTAATAATTGACGATATCATTTTATCTAAAGGTTTTCTCAAAAAATCATTATAAATTTTGTTTTTTTCTTCGTAAGTTTTGGCGGTTAAAAAATCTATAACCGCCATTTCTTCCTGTACATCAAAATAATTTGATTGTTTTGGTTTTCTACCTTTCTTTTTTACCTCATTTGATTGTTCTGACAGTTCATTTTTTTCGCTCATTAAACAATTTGAGATTCATACTTTATGTTTCTATCGGCATCAAATAAGTATTCTTTTTTTGCTGACTCAACCCAAAACCTAATCTCATCATTAGTTAATGGTTCATTACCATTTTTGTAATTCCAAAAGATTGAGCCGTTTCTTAAATTAACGTGTTTGTAACCAATTCTTGGAATTGACATAATTTTAACTGATTTTTGAGTAAGTCTTAAAAACATTTCATAACCAAAAGTTAGTTTAAATGAAGGTTTAATTAAGTCGTAATCACTGAAAGAACTTTTTCTAATGACCATTCCCGACATTTGGAAATTTTGGTAGTCTTGTAAAGTTTCATTAGTTAATATACCCATTTCAGATGAGAAGTTAGCGGCAAATGTCGCTTCATTTGTAAATCCCGCAAATAATCCCTTTTCATCGGTATCAACAACTATTGGTAAAAACGCATCAACATCTGGATATGATTCAGAATATTTTTTAACATTCTTAAACCAAATTGTGGAGTATTCATCATCAAACTCAAAAAGAGAAACCCATTTTGATTCTGAAGATTTAATACCGTAATTAATTTGTGAGGCATAATTAGGTTCTTCAGTCCACTCAAGTTTTTTAACATTTAACAAACCAAAATCAAATCCGTTTAAATATTCGGTAAGAGAAGTTTCATTACAGTAAACAATTACAAGTTCGTTTATTTGAGTATTTTGAATTTTCAACGACTCAACACATTTTTTAAAGTAATCTTCAAAACCAAGTACCTTACTGGTTTTAATCGGTAAAATAACCGATACATCAAATTTTTCTACATTTTCCATATTATTCATCAATTGTTTCTGTTTTTATTAATTGACCTTCAAATGACTCTAATCTCACCGAGATGTATGATTCAAATAAAGATAAAACGGTACTTTCAAACTGCTCTTGAGTTGATAATTCAGAAACAGTTTTATCCATTTCAGAAAAAATATTTTCATCAATATTATCCTCAAGCCAACTTTGGATATAGTCCGCAATAAAATCAACCATCTGTATTTTATTATTAGCCCACAAACCATTTTTTTCATTCAACCACTTAGGTAATAAGTTAGGAACTAATCCCATAACAGGAACACCCGTTTTCATTGATTCTAATGGGAATGTACCGTAAGAACTTGTCTCATCAATCCATACTGATAAACAAGTATCTTTCAGTCCATCCGCAAACTGTTTCTCAGTTAATCCTCTCATATCACGAAAAGTAATCCATCTATATTGGGGGTATTTAATATAGAAGTTTTTAACTAAGTTAATAGAATCTCTTTGCTCTCTTGTGTTAATTGCGATTATTGGTTTTGATGGTAAACTTGGTTTAGAAAATTTTTCAGGAATATAAGGTTCTAAAACATCAACTGAAACATTCTTCATCAATGATGAAATGTATTCTTTTTGTTCTTCTGATGTTGTAATACATTTATGGAACCCTAATTGACCCCAAGTTTGACCTGGCTGTAATGTCTCAAGAATATGGTCATAAGCTTGGCATAAAACAATTTTACCACAAGGTAATTTTGTGATTTGGCTCATTACAAACCCATAAAGTTCAGGTACTACAATAAAATCTTCGGGTGAAACTTCTAAGTTTTGACCCTCAATTGATTGATGAGGTATTTTTTCCATGTACTCATTACCCAACCACTCACCAACACCTGTATAATCGGGTTTTTCGTGTAACATAATTACATTATAACCAGAATTAATTAACGTTAATCCTAACCTATAAATGTATGAAATAGATGCTTTGGCGTTACCTTTAGTATCTTGAGCCAAAAGATAAATTTTAGATTTTTTATCCTTCATATTTTGGATAGACCTCTCTAATTTTGAAATTTGTTCTTGATTCATATGTTTAATATTTATTTATTATTTTTTTGTTTATTAGTGTATTAAATGCTAATTTAAAAGGTATTGATATTTCAGAACTTTTTGGTCCTAATGTTTCGTCAACATCTTCACTTTCACTTAATAGAACATCAACCATAATTTTTAACATATCATATTTTACCACACTGATATGTTGTTCTGTACTTCCAGACTCTGAGTAGTTTGGTAGATTAACCAATTCCTCCATTTTATCTAAATCAAGATAATAATGTTCATTTAAAATTTTTAACATAGTTACAATTCTTTAATTTTATTTTCCAACTCTTTTATTGAGCTAATTGTATGAATGCAAGGAATATCTTTGTTATACTCCGTCTCATATTTTATTATAATTTTACCATCAGGATAATCTAATAATAAGGCGGGATTTGATGTAAGTAAAATATCCACCTCATCCCACATTGAATTAATTGTTAAATTACTATAGAATTTAACTTTTTCTAATTGACACCCAAATTTTGAAAGGAAGAATAATGATGCGGGTTTTGACCTACCAATTTCATCTGAAACAATTAAGAAATCAAAGTAATCTCTGTAATTGACATATATATCATTTAAATCATTGAATGTAGTATATTCAGTTGATTGAGAATGCCCAAATATTTCCATTGGGAATTCCTCATATAAAAATGAATACACCTCTTCGTCACTTTGGAATTCAAAATGATTTTTAAGTTCTAACGAATTTATTGGTGTGGTTATTTTGTATTCAAACGAATCCTCATCCTCAATACCTTCGGTCTTATCAATATAGAATTTTTGATAGGTTTGTTCTATCTTACCTAATGTATTTCTTAACACACCATTTATCTCAATCCCAAATCTCATTCCTCGTATCTGTTTAAGATTTTAGTGATTAACGGGTTACGAACAACATCTTCCATACCAAATTCAAAAACTCCTATCTCACTAACATTCTTAAGTTTTTGAATTGCATCCCAAAGACCCGTTTGTTTCTTATCTTTGTATCGGTCAGTCTGCTCCAAGTCACCCGATATGAAAAATTTACTATTATAACCAATCCTTGTTAATAGTAATTTCATTTGATTAGGTGTTGAGTTTTGAGCTTCCTCAAATATTAAAATTGAATTGTCAATGTTCATACCTCTCATATAGGCCAAGGCAAACACCTCAACAAACTCAAGTTCTTTTAATTTTTCTCTAGCATCCTTACCAATAATTTTATTCATCAGATAGTAAGATGGGAAAATGTAAGGGTCTAATTTTTCCTCAACGTTACCAGGTAATGCTCCCAACTTTTCTTCTGCCTCAACCGCAGGTCTAACAATAATAATTTTTTCATACTGATTATCAGGGTCGTATAATAAATTAAGAGCTGCGCTCATAGCCACAAAACTCTTACCAACACCTGCAGGACCCGTACAAATAGTTATTTGGTTATGTTTTAATGTCTCAAAATATTTTCTTTGATTTTCTGTTAAAAACTTCTCTTTGGGCTTCTTTTTTAAGATTTTACCAATGATGTCTTTTTTATTTAGAGGTCTTGAAGGTTCCTCACTCACCGAAGGCGTTGCTTGCGGAGATGGTTTTTTTCTTTGTGACATATTATTTTAATTAAATTTTATAACTAAATAATACTCCATTATTTATAATATTCAAGCCAATATTCAATCATCTCATCTAACATAGATTCAAAAGTATAATTTGGTCTCCAACCTGTCATTGATTTTAGTTTTGTACTATCACCCTTCAAATCGTAAAGTTCTTCAGGACGATAAAATTTTTCATCAATTGTAACATATTCTCTAAAATCTAATTCTAACTTATTAAAGACATATTCACATAAATCTTTAACAGAATGTGATATACCCGTTGAACAAACAAAATCATCGGGTTTATCTTGTTGTAAAATCATCCACATCGCCTCAACATAATCTTTAGCGTGGCCCCAATCTCTAGTGGCGTCAAGATTACCAAGTTTTAATTGATTAGATAAACCTAATTTAATTTTAACAGCTTCTTTACATACTTTATTCGTAACAAAATTAGTACCTCTTCTTGGTGATTCGTGATTAAACAATATCCCATTAGAAACAAACATGTCATATGAGTTTCTATAATTTCTACAAATGTTATATGAGAATACTTTTGCACATCCGTATGGTGATACAGGATTCATTGGAGTTGTTTCTCTTTGATACCCATCTTGGTCAATACAATTACCAAACATCTCTGAAGATGATGCTTGATAAATTTTTATAGATGGGTCAATTAATTTAACCGCCTCTAAAAGATTTAATGTCCCAACACCAGTAACATTTGCCGTGTATAATGGTTGGTCAAATGAAATTCTAACATGTGATTGAGCCGCTAAATTGTAAATTTCAACGGGTCTAACTTCTTGAATGACACGAATTAATGATGACAAATCTGTCATATCGGCATAGTGTAGTTTAATTTTTTCGTATACCGAGTCTAATCTTGAAGTTTGATTTTCAGAAACTGAGTTTCGTTTTAAAGTCCCGTGTACCTCATAACCCTTGTCAAGTAAAAATTCTGTTAGGTATGAACCGTCTTGTCCGTTTATACCTGTAATTAATGCGATTTTATTTTCTAACGTTCTCATAATTTTTAATAAAGTACTTTATAGTTTTTTTTAATCCATCATATAGTGGGGTAAAATTAAAATCGGGTAAATAATTTTTTAATTTTGAATTATCTGATGGTTTTCTATATTGACCATCTGGTTTATTGACGTTGAAATATACCTTACCCTCAAATTCCATAATTTCAGTTATGATACTGACAACTTCTTTAATTGATATTTCTTGTGAAGTTGATAAAATAATTGGTTCGGATTCAGTGTAGTTATATAAAACCCATTCAGTTAATTTTGCAACATCTTCACTAAAAATGAACTCCCTTAATGAATTTCCTGACCCCCAAATTTCAAACGGAGTGTTATTTTTTTTGGCTAAATAACATTTATGAATTAATGAAGGTATGACATGACCATTTTCAATATTGTAGTTGTCATTTGGACCATAGATATTAGTGGGTATAACCGATTTATAATTTAATCCGTATTGTTCTCTATATGCTCGTATCTGAATATCTGTCATTCTTTTGGCATATGCATATGCGTCGTTTGAAAAATGAGGTGGTCCTAAATGTATTTTATTCTCAGTTAAAGGATATTCTATATTGTCGGGGAATACACATGTGGATAAAAAAGCAACAAGATTTTTAATACCGTGAACCCTTGCTGATTCAATAACATTCGTATTCATCATTATATTATCGTGAAAAAATTCACCTTTATAGTTCATATTTCCACCAACACCCCCAACTCTACCAGCACAATGAATTATGGAGTCAAATTTTATCTTATTTAACACCTCGTCAATTTCGGTTCTATTTCTTAAATCACATTTACTTGACGATAATGGGGTATAATTATCCCCATTAAATTCAGAACCAACAAGACCATAACCCCCTGTTACTAAAATATTTCCCATCACATCCCAATAATTTCAAAAGTGGGGCAAGGAACAATAAATTTACCCCCACTTTTTAAAAATTCTGACTCTCTTTCAACAAACTCATTTATAAAATGCCAAGGTAGTACTAACAAATAATCAGGTTTAGCCTTTCTCATTTCATCTTCAGAATAAATAGGAATGTTAGTACCGACTGTTTTAAGTCCGAACTTGTATATACTTCTTTCAGCAATACCGTCAATCAAAGTATGGTCTAATCCAAAATATTGTAAAAGAGTATTACCTTTAGTTGATGCCCCATAGCCCCAAATTGTTTTTCCTTTGGATTTTTCTTCCTTAATAAAGGAGATTGTTTTTTCTTTTAAATCGTTAATCCTATCAAAAAATTTTAACCAAACCTCTTCTTTATCTAAACCTAATGTTCTTTCATATTCTAACGTAGATTTTAATCTGAAATTACAAATATCACGATAAGGCTGAGTTCCGAATTTAGTTTTATCGGAATTTTCTTTCATACAATAAATTCTAAAAGACCCTCCGTTAGTGTCATTAAGTTGTATATCAACTATATCAATACCACATTCTTTAAATATTTTTTGGATATTAAACAATGAATAGTAATATACATGTTCATGGCAAATGTTATCAAAGGCTAATTGCTCAATCATCAATGGTGTGTATGATAATTGTAATACCCATACTCCATTATCGTCCAAAATTTCAACGATATCATTTACAAAACTTTTAGGGTCTTCTAAATCATAAAACATTGCAATGGTAGTTATAACCTTTGCCTTTAATTTTCCAAATTTACTTTCTTTAAAAACCTTTGACGTGAAATAATCCTGAATAATTAAATTGGCATGTTTTTCGGATTCTCTTTTAAATGAATCATCAACTGGGTCTATACCGACTTTAATTAAGTTATCGGGTACATTACTCAATAATGTACCATCATTACATGCGATATCCACCCATAAATCATTTTCGTTTAATTTAACAATGTCAGTTATTGAATTAACAATTGATTTTAATTCTTTTTTCATGGTATTATTAATTCCTGACCTATACCAATATTTTCCATACATAGTATCTAAAGGTGCTATTTTTTCTAATCTAACCGCACCCGTTTCAGGTTCTAACATCATTTTCATCTCTACTGAACCACCTCTTGGGGATTCACCATCTTTTAAAAAGTCAGAAACATATAAATCTCCTAGTGTAAATAATTCTTTCATAAGTTTTATTATTTTAATAATTTATTATTAACATACCAATCTTCATATGGTTTGTTATACCATTCAGGATTTGGGTCTAAACACGGAGCGTTATCAACAACTCTAGAAAACCCGTTTTTAGTTAAAAGTTCAAAAATTTGATTTTTACGAGTATCACCATCACAATAAAGATTATGTTCTACAGTAATCAGACCAATCTCATATTTGATAAAATCAAACTCTTTTAATGCGATATATTCGTAACCTTCAATATCTATAGATAAATAATCAATAACGTTTGGTGCATTATTTTCGTCTAATATATTTAAAAGAGTGTCACAATCAATACTGATACCTTCATTAGTTATTTTATATTCATTAGCATTAAAATTACAAGTACCTTTATAATCAGTTACCGCCTTGTTGACGTTTACCGATTTCCTGTTTTTAATCAATGAATTAAAAACTGACGGATTAGCTTCAATACATATTCCTGACCAATTAAAATTTTTCTCAAAAAAATAAGTATTACTTGTTTGAATTCCATCATAAGCACCAACCTCAATAAAGTACCCATTTTTTTTGAATTCTAAAAATTCTGCGACCCATTTGTCTTGATTAGATTGTGAATAATACATTTTTACTTTTTTATATATATTTGATTATAATCAACGATGTCGGATAGATAATACCCAATACTTTCAAAATAATTCTTATATGAATCATCATTTAAAAAATTTTCAACGACAATTAATTTACAATCAATATTTTTAGTATTTAGACCTCTCATAACCTCAATTTCCCAACCTTCAACATCAATTGATAAGATATCAACCTTATTAATATTGAGTTCACCTAATATCGTGTCTAGTTTTTTTATTTTGACTTTTATTTTTTCACTATTTTTATCTGTTAAAATAAAATTAGTGTTATTTAGATAACTTTCTTTAACGTCAATAGAAGAAAATGAGTGGTCGGTTACAACTCCCCCATACGCGTTTACCTCTTGATGAACTATAGTAAATTCACCATCTCTATCTTCATAAGAACATGCAAATTCATACACTTCGTTACCAACCTCTTTATGTTGTTCTACAAAAGTAGGGTTAGGTTCAATTATAATTGACCTCCAACCGTTATCTTTAAAGTGTTTTGACATTGATAAAAACTCAGGAGTCGCACCCCCAACCTCAACGATTAATCCTTTATATTCGTAATCTGAAAAATATTTTTCTCTAATTATTTTATCAGTATCATATTCAGCGTAAAACTCCATATTCCATTTTTTTATTATTTAAATTATTGTTAGGGTAATATTATTATTAATTAATAAATCACAGTTCCATTATTTTGTCAAAATTATTTATAAAATTTTCATTTGACCATTTTAGTTTATGTTCTAGTAAAGGAGAACAACCACCACTGATTATATCAGTAATTTTATTTTTCTCAATAGAAATTTCATCACAAAATATATGTCTCATCATATTACAATTAGTGACCGCAATTGGTACATCAACTGATAATGCGTAATCAATAACAGATGAGATACCTTTAGATGGTTTTTTATCATAATAGAAACAATTCACACTACTTTCATTTAACCACTCCAATAACTCATAATTACTCATGTAATGGTCTGTAATAATAAATTCATTTTTATTATTTAACATATTCTCACATAATTTTAAAGTTTCGGTTTTCAAATGGTTATTTATGTCAACATTTGCATTTGGAATATGGAATCTAATTAAAGAATCGGTATATTCTTCATTAATTTTATTAATTAAATTGTGAAATCCTTTATCCGGAAACCCAAACCCAAATGAAGAAATAATTGGTCTTTCGTTATTTTGTTTATTTTTACTTGGTTTAAAATCAAATAAACACCGGTTAATATTATGTTCAGTAACATTATCAACAATTTTTGTTGGGTCATTGTATAGTATTCCTTTTATACTAGAAAACTTTAAATCACCATCGTGATAAATAAAATAACAATTATATTGTGACGATAATTGATTAACTATCTCATCTGTTATCCATCCCATAACCCATATAATGTAATTAAAAACAATAATATCTATTTTATTATTATTTAAAAAATTATTTAAAGTTGTAACGTCATTAGTTTCTAAGTAATAGTAATTGTTGTTTTTACTTTTTTTAAGACTTTCATATATGTTTAACCCATATTGATGAACACCACAATTAGTTGTTTGTCTATTAACAATTAAAATATCTTTCATAACGATTCTATCATTCTTTTATAATCATTTGTCATTCTTTCAGGTGACCACAAGTCGTACAACTCTTTTACTTTTGTATTGTTTTTTAAAAACGACTTTAAATTATTTTTTTGTTCAAAAAAACCTATGTGATTATGAAAATGTCGGTACATATAGGTATTATTAACCACTAAACTAGATTGCGAACTTACCGCCAAATCAGCACTTCCACCAACCCCGATAAACGGGTGAGGGGGATTATAAAAGTACATATTTAAATCATTTTTAGATAAGAAATTAATAACCTCATCCTCAGATTCAAAATAAGTGTTAGTAATATTTAAATTAACGTTTTTCTTATTAATAATATTTTTCCATAAATTAAATTTATATGTATCATCACCACCACCAAAAGTAGCTTGAGTTATATTCATATTAATATTTACCTCATCAAATTCGTCGTGTATTAGTTCAATCATCCTGTCAAACATTTTCCAAGGGGAAACACTAAAACCATGAGAACCTATATTTAAAATATTGTTTTCATTTTTTTGTTTTGTAAACCTTCTTATTGGTCTAATAGTCGTAAATTTATTATCACTTATAGTTTGATTAGTATCGTCATGAATCACCCAACAATCAAAAGTTGTGTTGTAAAAACTAACCATTTCAGGAGTTAGTGGGTCATGGATTATACCGATATGTTTAGCATTGGGATACTCATTAAAAAGACCTTTATGTATATATGGTAATGTACTTAGGTAATAATTATACAATACATAATTAGGTTTTTCATTTTCCATAATTGACCTATATTCCGATTCCCCATTTACAGGGGTTTCAAAATACTTAACAGGTAAAATGTTTTTATCTAAAAGGTCATAAATCCTCTTACCAATTTCATATACACCACACTGTGATTTTGAATGATTGATATATAATATACTCATTTTTATTTTTTTAATTCTTTTTTTATCATGTCAATTATTAACTCATCAACATTATATTTTGGTTCCCACCCAATTGATTTAAGTTTAAAATTATTACCAATTATATTATAATCAATAGATAAATTTTTTGATTCTTCATAATCAATATAGTCATAAAAATTTAAATTATGTAGGGTAAAAAATTTTTTAGCAAACTCAAACATATTAGTTGATACACCACTACTAAAAACAAAATCGTCATTGATTTTATTGTCAATAATTAATTTAACTCCACTCATAAAATCTTTAGCATGGCTAATATCTCTATTAAAATTTAAACCGTATAATTTTATTTTTTTGTTTTCTCCCTTAATTATTTGACCAACTAATGATGATATTTTTTTACTAACAAATTTATCACTTCTATAATAGGATTCATGATTAAAAAATATACCTGAAGAACATTTAATACCGTATTTAATTCTATATTCGGACATTAAATTATGGACCGCTAATTTTGAAATCCCATAAGGGTACATTGGAGATGTTTTACTTTCTTCGGTAATTATTTTTTCATTTGACCTTCCATACATTAATGATGAAGATGCCTGAAAGAAAAAAATATCTTTATTTTGTTTAACAATTGAATTTAATATATTTGAGGGAATAATGTAATTATGTTCAAATGTTCTGTAAGTGTCTTCCCATGGATTTATAACATCAGTTTCTCCTGCAAAATTAACAACCACATCTGGTTTAATTGTTTTTATTAATTGATTTACATAATTAAAATCTGACAATTCTGATAAACATAAATTAATATTGAATTTTTTATTATGTTCTTTTAACCTCTCAATCGGGGTCATCATTCTACAAACCCCGTGCAATTCATAATCTTCTTGAATTATTTCGGTTAACAATATACCATCCTGACCTAAAGGGCCTGTTATTAGTATTTTAATCATATATTAATGAACTTTTCAATACCATTTAAATGTTTATAACCCCCATAGGTTATATAATAATAATCATTAATATATTTCTCATCCCCAATATAATGAGTTTCATCGGGTATGATTAGTTCACCCAAATGAGGTTTCCCCAAACAGTGGGCAATTGCTAATGGGGTTGACATATTACCTATAAAAAATTTACACGAATTAATTGATTGTACAAGTTCATTAAATGAATTACAGTGAATCAATTCAACCTTATCTTTATATGGGAATGACTCATATTCATGTAGCGTGTTAATATTAGTAATAAATTTACATTTATTTTCGTTTACTAATTTTTCCCAAGGAAAAAGGACTGTATGTCTGTGTAAACTTCTGTGGATTAGAATAGAATCCTCAAGACCCTCAATTTTATCAGATTGAACCCAGGGTGTTTTAGGAGGTTCTAAATTATAGTTATCACAAAGCATATCAATCCAGTTAGATTTGAAGAACAATTTGGACCACCTCCATTGATTTAAGTTTATATAATCCTCAACAACATCCCCTTCTCTTAGTAAGTGGAATGAATTAATATAAATTTGAGACATTATAAATGGTTCTAAATCATAATATGTACTGTGCATATCAAAATGAAACCCATCCCCACCATATTCGGATAAGTTTGTTATATATAAAACACCTTTTTTGTTATTTTTTTCGCATATTAATTTTATAACCATTAGGTTATGTAATAAGTCACCCGTTTTTCCCCCACATATAAAATTAATTTTTTCCATACATTTTGTTACTGCCTTGTTTATATAATTTTTGAGGTTTTTGATTTATTACAATATCGTTAATCATTTCATCAATTTCTTGTATTAAATCATTTCTTTGTTGGTTAGCAATATTAGTTATTTTGGTTGCGTTAGATATTTCAGAATCAGTAGCGTTAACATTTCGTTTAATATCCTCAGCCATCCAAATTCTAATATTGGTCACAGTTAATTTATCTATTAAGTTTCCTATTGTTTCCATTTTAATTCATATTTAAAAAACATTCTTTAATTTTGTCGAAATTATCTAACATAAACGGTAATAAATTGTTATGGTAATCTTGTTGTAATTTTTTTAAATTATCACTATCCTCGTTCCTTGTTTGACTTTCATAATGATATGCAACAATGTTTCCATCACAATAATTTGTCAACCCCAATGTCACACATTTTAAATTTAACTCAACATCTTCTAAACAACTAATATAGTTTTCATTAAAATACCCACATTTTTCAAAAATGTCTTTCTTAATCATCAATAACCCACCTGTATTACCCGTTTCCTTAGTTAGGGTTGTAGAATAATTATAATAATTTGTTAAATTTTTATGACTCAATCGGATATTACCACTTTTATCAACAAAAAGTATAATTCCATCATGCTGAATGGTTTTATTTTCAAAATGAAGTCTACCCCCAACAGTTCCGACCTTAGTTTTTTCTTTAAAAACTTTCAACATACCATAAATCGCATTGTTCAACAACTTAATGTCATTGTTACAGAATAGGATAAATTCATATTCATTTCCAATATGATGTTTTACTACTTCATTATTTATCTTAGCAAAATTATAATAATCAAATTCTATTAATTTAACATTTGTATTTTCATACCTTATTTTAATTAATTCCTTTTCTTCAACTGACGAACCTGTATCGGCAATAAAAATATCATATAACAATGTATTACAGTGTTCGTGAAATGAATCAACACAATCAAATAATAAATTTAATTTACTTTTTGTTGGGATGATGACCGCAACTTTACCAACATTTTTAATTTGTTTTTCTTTAATTTCAGGAACATATATTGATTCAGGTTTTAAATCTAACGGTAAAATTGACCTGAATTTATTAATAAATTTTTCTTTGGTTTCATAAAATTCTTGATTCGGTTTCCCAACCGATTGGTGGGTTATTTCAAATGATGAGGTAACACCTATCTTAACACCATCAACATAATTAGGTAAACAAAAACTATGGTCATAAAAATGGAAACGTCCCATGGTCTCATCAAATTTATGTATTATCTTTGTTTTGTCAAATGCCATAAATAAACCATCAATACTTACGACAGGAACTAAGAATGGTAATTTTGGTGAGTATTTACTTAAAAACTTTTTATGACCGTCAGGATGATGATAAACTTGACCAACCATAGTTTGTTTTAATCTTTCCCAATACACACCCGACTCAGGAAAATAACAACTACCAGCCTTACCAATTATACCGAATTCAGGGTTGTTAGAAAAATCCTCTAACAATTTTTTACCCCAATTTTTTTCAAGTTTAATATCGTTATGACAACATACAACAATATCATACTTGGCATCTTTTATTCCTTTATTGTAAAGTTCGGATAATGAGTATTCGTTATGGTTTACGTAAGGTAAAACCTGTACCCATTGAAGTCCTGATGTTAACACAAGATGGTCATTAAACTTATCGTTGTATTCTTTATCTTTATGTGTTGAGTAAATTATTGTTATCATCTTCGTTTTCTTCTAATAATTTCTTTAACTTATCTAATTTTTCTGTCATATACCCATTCCACCACCCATCATTCATATTTGACATGGCAATTTCAGACTTCACCTTTTCAATCTCACACTCTATTTCTTTTTTACTTTTCATATCCCTGTACTTCCAAATCCGTTATCACCTCTTTCTTTTTCGTTTATTTTTTCTTTTTCAACCAAATTAACCCACTTTCCATTAACAACAGGGCAAAGAACTGCTTGAGCAACCTTCATACCTTTAGTTATCGTTACAGGGTGATTATTTGTGTTAAATACAATTACTTGAACTTCACCTGTATATCCATTGTCAACAGTTCCTGGTGAGTTAAGAACCATTAGTCCTTGTTTAATCGCTAAGCCGCTTTTAGACCTAACTTGAATTTCGTACCCATCTTTAATATCAAATGAAAGACCTGTCGGAACTAAAACTCTACCAAAAGAAGGTATTTCTATTTCCTCAGTTGAATATAAATCAAATCCAGAATCACTTGAATAATTATAGAACGGGTCAATTGCATTTTCATTTAACTTAGTATACCCTAAATCAAGTGTTGGTTCATATTCATTAAATGCCTTTTCAATTTCACTAAAATCAACACCAAATTCGTCCATTATTGAGTCAAAATCTCCAACGTCATCATCTTTAGTTAATTTCATAATCTCATCAATTTCTTTCATTTTTTCGTTGTAGAAATTGTAATTTTCAGGATTTGTCATTTTAGTTCTTTTAATTTTTTTATAGCTTCTATTAATACCTCCACATCCTTCTCACAATATTCGGCAATTTCTTTTATCATATTCTTATTCCAATAAGAATCGTGGACATTTGCCCCAGACACCTCACCACCTTTTGGTGATTCAATCCCCAAACAAGAGCAAAGTAAATCAAGGGACCCAATTGCGGTATAAGCCCCGTATTGCCATATTTCTTTAGTGTCAATCGCTTTAACTTCCCATGGCTTTGTATCATATGATGGAAGAATCTTGGATGGCATAATCCCATTAATAATCATACGCTTAGCCAACATAGGAATATCAAAATTCTTTAAATTGTGACCACATAGATAAAAATCAAGTTTATGACATCTATCTAAAAGATTTCTAACTTGGATTAAAAGTTCCTTTTCATCTTCACCTGAAAATGTTTGTTTTTTAACATCACCATTATCCATAACAAATGCCATTGACACACAAACAATTTTTGCAAATTCGGGGACCAATGCCCCCCGTTTTATAAAAACATCATCAGGAACAAGTCCTACGTCTTCTGGAAATCTTTTTTGAAACCAATCAAAGTACTTACTGAATTGGTCCGCAAGTTCGGGACTAAATTTTTGACAAGATTCGTAATCAGGACAACCCCCAACAGTCTCAATGTCTAAGAATAAAATTTTAGTAATTGGAATATTAATCATATCTTATTTTATAATTGATTCGTAAAATTCTTTTCGCAAAATGGTTACATTTTGTAAATTGTATTTGTCTTTAACAGTTTCATACAATCTTTCACCCATATCGGTAATCATATTAGGGTTCTCAACAAGTTTTTTAATAAACTTTGACCAATCACTATGATTTTTAGTTTCGTCAACTAACAAAGCATTACCATCAACAAAATTACCATTTTTAAGTGAATGTTTCAAGTCAATTGTATAAGGACCAACGTTAGATGCGATTAACGCTTTTTTGTAAAACCCCGCCTCAATAACTTTAAGTTGAGATTTAACCCTGTTAAAAATATGGTTTTTAATTGGTGCTAAAGAAATATCAAATTTAGAGTAATTCATAGCGTAAGATGTTACAGGTTTTGTCCAAACTCTTTGGTATGGTAATATAATATCACTTTTGTATTCATCTTCTTTAAATTCAAATAAGTAATCTTTGTATTTACCGTCAATAATTTTATAGTTATTTGTAAAAATCTCTTCATACTTAACCCAAACGGTTTCGCTAGGTTTAATTGGTCTTTGTTTTTGTTCACCTGTCTGTTGATTAACTTCAGTTACGGTCCCACGAATATCAAATCCACATAACACATATTGGATTTTATCATTAATACTTGAGTTTTTTTGAACAAATCCATCCAATAATTTTAAATCATGTAAATGAGATGACCCCCCTAACCAACCAACTCTAATTCTTTCAGATTCTAATGTTGGTTGTTTGAACTGAGGTTCATCTGGATTTATTGCATTTGGAAAAACAACCACATTTTTATTGTATTTTCTAATTTCATCGGCAAAAATTTCTGTAGTTGTTGTTACATAATCCGCTAATTTTAGATTAGCAACAATTTTTTCATGTATTTTGTTTTGAACAATTAATGAGTGGATTGGGTGTTCTTTTGTTGGTAACCAATAATCATCTAAATCAACAATAACTTTAATTCCTTGGGATTTTAAGTAGTTAATCAACTGTTGAGTCCCCTCATAAGATGAACCAACATTTCTATGGATATGAACAATTTGATATTTTTTCCAATAATTAGGGTCATTTACTTTAGGTTCAAAATCAATATCCACATAAAAATCATTAGGATACATATTTTGTAACATTACATGGGGGTCAACTGAGCGAAACTTTCCGACACCAGTTTTATCGCTTGGTAAGACTAACACATTAATTTTTTCTTTCATATTTTTTAATTATATAAACTAAAATATAATAGACCATTTTCATTATATCAATATAGAAAACAAAAAACCCCCACGATTAATGGAGGTTTGACCAATGTAATAAAATACAAAGGGGTGCGTGTTATTCCGAAATTTTTCTAACCTTAGTAACTTTACCCTCAAACATATGTTGACCCACTCTAAATTTAAAAACATCGTTAGATTTTTTTGTGGACTCAACCATAAGACCATTTTCTTTTAGTACCTCTTCAACAGTCTCCCTTACAATACTTCTAATATCATCAGCGGAAATACCATTTGAAATGCTCTCATTAACAATCGGTCTACGTTGTTGTGTGTTTGGTAATGGTTCTCCTTTTGCGTTAACGTTCATTAATCTTGCAGCTTTTTCAGCTAACTCAGATGAAATACTACTACCACCAGTTAACGGGTTATTTGGTTGAACAATTGGATGTTCCATCATTAATTGTTTTATTTCATCAGGTAATTTTGATGACATAATTCTATCTTTAGTTACTGGTTGTTGAGGTTTACTAACAGTACTAGTTGTATGAAATTCACTTTCATTTAAAATATCATTAGGTAAATTGTAAGTTGCTTGAGGCGCTTCGTAATTTTCTACCTGTGGTGTGGAAAAATTATTTATTCCATTATTACCTCTACCCATAGTATCGTGTCGTTCCATAATTTTTTTAGACACCATAAGTTTTTGTATTAAATCATTTTCGTTTGTCATAATAATATGTTTTATAAAAAATATGTGATAAAATATAACAGTAAAGTTAACTGTTAAGCAATGTTCTCTTCTGTATTATCAAATGTGACTAAGCTAATAACTCTCACCATTCCTTTATCACCATTAGGATTAAATCCTGGTTTTGGTTCATTAAATGTCTCACCTGTTGGTTTAAATGATAGGATTTTATCAACTCTAAATAATCTCCACCCAGGTAATGGTTGTTCACCTTTATATCCTGTATGAGACGCTCCCGAATTATCCCAAGCCCTTAATACTGGGTTATCTGCTTTACTATACCCAAAACAAATAGGCTCAATTTCACGTAAACCTTTACCTCCTGGCTCATCACCATCATAATAAATAATAACTTTGCGTCGTTTATTAATTGCATCACTTAATGATTCTATTGATGCGACTTCTAATAATACCGACTTAAATGTATCTATTAATTTCATTATGCACTTGGAGTTGTGTAAGGGTTTTGTATTTTATATTTATTTATTACCAATTCTGCTTTCCTTTCAATTATGTCTTGAATACCTCCCGCATTTTGGTTTCCTGTATCTAAAAACTGACCAGTTCCTTTACCTTGAGCATCTCCATCCGCTAACGCATCTGGATTAACTGCCGAGTATTGGTTTTCTGTTTTGTAATCATTTTTAGGGAACAATTTTTTTCTTTCCGATTCTGCGATTTCAGATAATGAGTTTTTAGGTTGACTGAAATCTAATGGTTCGTTAACTGCCATAATTATATTATTTTATTGATTAAATCGTTTATTCTTTTTAAGTTTTCGGTTATTGCCGTATCATATCTTTCTGTTGCCGATTTATGTGATTTAGTCGGTCTATTCATATTATTCACGTTATTTTTTTCGTGAGGTTGAATAAATTGATTTGGGAGTACAGTTGATTTAACTTCCTTTGGTAAACGAGAATTTTCTCTCATTGAGTTCAGAGTATTGTCAACCCACTCTTTTACGTAATGACCTCCATTTAATATAAATGATAAATCGTTTTCATGACCATTAAAATTGTCAAACCAATTTTTCATTCTTTTTAATTGTTGATACGTAATTTCTTTTTTATCTCTTAGGTCTTTATTTCGTTTATAACCTTCAGTTGTTTCATCAGCACCATTGGCAGAATTAAAGCATTGGTCTAAATAACCAACAACGTCTTCAGGTAATGGAACTGTATGTCCGTATAAATCTTTATTCATCGTATTTTAAAGTTTTAATCAATTGGTCTAAACTAATCCCCTCTTTTTCGGCTAGTTTCTTTATTGATTTTAAATTCCTCTTTAAAAATTTACTTATTGTTTGGTTTGAGTTGGAGTCTGTTTTAACTACATCACCATCTTTTTTTGATTTTTTAGTTAAAATGTCTTCAACCATCTTAACCATTTTTTGTCTTTGTATTTCTTCAATCGGTTCTTTTTCAACTAAACGCTGTCTAATGAAGGCTCCTTTAACTTTTTTCTTTTCTAACTTAGGGTCTTTACCCATTTCCTCAGCTCTTTCCTCGCCATTATCAACACCCATATCTTCAAGAGTCTCTACAGTATCTTCAAAATCCATATCTTTAGTTTCCTCATACCCAAAAGCATCAGAATAATCAACCTCAGATACAACATTATCTTGTTCATCTTCACTCTCACCCCAATACACACGGTAACCTCTTGTAACAGGGTCATTAGTTACTCTGGACATTGCAACAGTTTGGTCCATAGTTTTTTTAGGTGTTAACTTTTGATTAAGAATTGGTGAATTAGAACCTAACATAGTACCATCAGCATCAACCAATTCCTCAATTTCTCCTTCAGAATCTAAGTCTTTGAATTTTTTTTCAATCTGTTTTGGGTTTAATTTCTTCTTTGTTTTTAAAAACTTACCAACCAAATCTTTAATACTTTTTTCATTCTTTTTACTTAAAACTATTTTTTTGTCTTTTTTTCTTGATTCAGTTAAAGTTTCGGCCACAGAATAGAATAACGATATTTTATCATAACCTTCTTTTAAAAGGAAATAATAATTATTACTGAAATATTCTTTATTATATTCTATCATATCACTTTTTTTTATAATAAATACTTCGTTTTAGAGTATTTATCTTAAAAAAGATGGCGGGTCAAAATATAAATCAATATGTTTATCCAAATTGGGGCGTAAAACTCGTTAATGAGTCATATGATATGTCGTTAACGTCTGACGAACAAGGGTACAATCAAGAGGTTGTTTTCTCACCATATTTGATTGCTCAAACATATGGTAATAAATTACCCGTTTATTTTGATATTGATAATCCTCTAACATCTCAAGGTTTAAACTTAACATATAAAAATTATAATCTTAATAATATATTTGTTTCTCAAAACTATTATGAAACTAATGATTTAGATTTAAATTGTTTTACAGGTCATTCTTCTTGTGATATTGGTTTAACAGGTATTGATAATGGTTTAGTATCTGAAATGACGGGACAAACCATAAATTTTACTAATGGGTTAATTAATGACTCATTAAAGTTTACACGACTTAATTTTGATAGGAGACTTAAACTATTTCAAACCACAGGATACACTAGTTCACCTAACATTAGATTTTCAGGTTTTGATAAAACTATATTATATGAAGTTGTAAGTAAAAACGACCCTTTTGTCGGTAAATACCACGAACTATATGGAGGGTTTTATCAAGGGTTCTATAAATTATTTGGGTATGATTATGATATTTTACCTGAAAGAATGAATAAAGGTTGGTCAGTTGAGATGATTCTAAAACCTAGATTAATTGATGAATATTTTCCTGGCCCCAATGAAACAACTTTAAACGAAATTTACCCTAATAATAAAAATACATTCTTTTATTTTGGGACTAGAGCGGAAAATAAATTTTATCATCACGCTGATGGTACCCCAAATTGTTTTACAGGGTACACAAGAGTAACAACACCTTTAACGGGATTAACTACCTGTGCTTGCTGTAATAAAACAATAACGGATAGTCGTTGTATATATGTTTACCCTCCTAGGTCGGTAAATAATATTCACGACCCACACGTTAATTATGGTTGTAATTTATGTAATGGTAACCGAGAGAAAAAAATAACTTGTGGATGTGACTGTAAAGATTATACTTGTGAAACGTGTGGATGGGAATGTTTTGAACATAAGTGTGACACTATAATAACACCTACCCCAACTCCATCGCCCACACCTACACCCACACCTGACAATTGTGTTATAATACCAACTTGCACACCAACATGTACTAAATGTGATACTTGCGATGATTGTAAATGCTCAACAACAGGATTTACATCAGTTGAGAATACTTGCGAGGTGGACCCATTGTTTGATTCATTATCCAACGCAATATCGTTCAGATTATGCGGTGACCCTAAAAACCCTCAAATAGGGGTTAGAATGTTATCAATTACAGGTGATTGTCAAACAACGGGCTCTTGTGAAAACACTGGTGTTACATTCACGACAGGGTATACGATAGTTGATTATTGTACCCCACCTATATACCCAAGATGTGAACAAGAAAATCCTGCTTGGTTAGAGGAAGAACATTGGTTCCAAGTTAATATTGTGTGGGAAAGATACAATTGGTTAGATGAATGTGATTTATTATTTAGAGGTGGTTTAGATACAATAACTGAAAAACTTTATTTAGAATCATTGGCTAATAACACGGTTTCTTTGGTTAATGTACCTTATACTAAAGTTGACGGAAAAACTGCTGAACAAATTGAAATTGTTAAGTTAAATGATAGATGGATAAGTGAAAAAAATTACCGAGAAGGTAGGTTAAAAATATATATTAATGGTAAAATATTTTATACAATTGAGAATTTTGAGGAATTAATTCCCAGAGCTTTAGATACTGATAAAGAAAAACAAGTTGGGGTTCCATTTAACATCTCGTGGGGTGGGGGTACTCAAGGATTACGAGAAAACTTAACATTTTCATCAACAACGTTACCATTTGGGCCTTATATACAAGACCCTGAATGTTTTCCAATTAACGATTTAACAGGAACAACATTTAATGGTCTAAAAACTAATATATTAATAGAGCAAAATTTTGCTGGAACATTTGAAGGTGCTATATCTCAATTTAGAATGTACACGTCTCCGTTATCCGCCCCTGAAATTAAACACAACTTCAAAATTCTAAATCAGAAATTTGAAATGTTTAATCCTGATTGCCCTGATTGCTCAACAAAGGTATGTGAAATTAATGATTTTACTTACGTTATTACTGATACAAATGATATACTTGAAGAATCAATTGAAATACCTCATCCATTAGGAAGAGTATATATTCCTGACGAAAGAGACAAAAATTATTTAATTGAGGATAAGTTAAAACTTAAAAACACAATATTAACAACTAAGTATTGGGACGCCGATGAATGGTGGGGCAATCAAGAAAACACCCCTCAATGTGTTGGATATGCTTGGGCTCATTGGATTGAGGACGGACCAGTTAAACATGAGGGTATATCCCCAATCATCAATCCAACCTTAATTTATAAAGAAGCTCAAAAATTAGATGAGTGGGTTGGTGAAAATTATAATGGTACATCAGTTAGAGGTGGCGCTAAGTACTTGAAAAATACAAATAAGATTTCGTCATATTTATGGACTTATAATATTAACGTATTAATAGATACTGTTTTAACTAAAGGCCCTGTAGTTGTGGGAACTAATTGGTATAGGTCAATGTTTTTCCCTGATAAGAATGGTTTAATGAGGGTCACTGGTAAATTAACTGGCGGACATGCTTATGTAATTAATGGGGTGGATAAAAATAAAAAATTATTTAGAATTAAAAATAGTTGGGGGAAAAATTGGGGAAAATCAGGTCACGCATTCATATCATTTAGTGATATGGAAAAGTTAATTAAACAAAATGGTGAAGTTTGTTTAGCGATAGAGAATAAATTTTAATTTTAAAAATGGATAATGTCATTAAAAATAACTATAAGTAGTATAAATTATGATGGTGAATTAGCAACCATATTATTTAAACCTGATAATGATATAGTTACAATTAATTTAGGTGAGGTAACATTACCCTTTGATTTTGAACCTTCTTTGTTAATTCCCCCAAGAGAGGTGTACGGTACATATACCATCTTAGTTGAAGATGCGGATTGTCCTAATATATTGAATGTGTATAGACCAACACCTACCGTTACTCCTACACCCACAAATACTAAAACTCCTACACCTACAAATACTAAAACCCAAACATCAACACCTACATTTAATCCTTGTTTAGTAACTAAAACCCCGACAGTAACACCAACAAATACTAAAACCCCAACACCGACTAAAACCCCAACTAAAACAATTGACCCATGTTTATTAACTAAAACCCCAACACCTAGTATTACATCAACTAAAACCCCAACACCTAGTATTACATCAACTAAAACCCCAACACCGACTAAAACCCCAGCTAATACCTCAACCCCGACTAATACTCAAACTCAAACTAATACCAATACTCAAACCCCAACTAATACACCTACTAATACACCAACCAACACAGAAACCCCAACTGAAACTCCGACTAATACGCCAACTAATACTCAAACGCCAACCAACACAGAAACCCCAACTCAAACACCAACTCAAACACCAACGAATACAACAACACCAACAATAACATCAACTCCAACACAAACTTCAGCACCTGAGTGCGACATTCTTTTAACTATAATACCAATAACACCGACACCTACTGTCACACAAACCCCAACTAAAACACCATCACCCCAATGTGATTTTACTTTACAGATTAACTTTCCAGTAGAAACACCAACACCGACAGTTACTAACACACCAACAAACACTCCAACAACTCCGTCACCATTTTTATTAGATAATTACCCTAATTCAGTTGCGGCTTTTTCGGCTAGAAAATTATCATCAACATATTCAGGTCCTTGCATGAGAGTGAGAAGAAATTTTGATAATACCGAATTAGACATTGGTTTTACCACAATAAATGGTAAAGTGGTTTTAGATTCACCAGCATTAATGGATTTTGTAACAGGTCCTTATGGTTCTTGGTCTTTTACAGGTGGTTTATATCAAGGAGTTAATGGTACTGGTTATGTTGTTGTTTGGTATGACCAATCAGGTAATGACAACCATGCTTATCAATATACCCCAAATCAACAACAAGGTGTTGTTATAAATGGGACTAGAACGGCACTATTAGATAAAGATGGTAATTATCAAATAACCCCTTACTTACACTCTTTTTTTGAATCAATGGCAAAAGCCCCATTAAGTTTAACAACAAATATACAAATAACCGCAGCATTTACTTTAGGTCAAGTATTTTCTCAAAATAATATTAACTACATATTCTTCGGGTCTAGCGGGTCAATCGGTGGAGCTTGGTATAACGGTTCTTTCGTTGATGCTCAAGGACTTGGATTCTTTGACGGAGTATTGGCATTTAGTTTAACGGGCGAAGATTTATTATCTCACTTAGGTTATTTTGACTTCTCAACGGGTAGAATGTTAATTTCTAAAGATGGTGCACCTTCACAAGATTTGGGGGCGTCGTTGACACCAATTAATCTTACTCATATCGCGGGTAGAACTGGGTCAAGTGCATTATATTTTAGAGGTGGGGTTAATGAATTTGTGTTCTATAATACAGACCAATCGGTAAATAAAGTAGGTATTGAGACCAACATAAACAATTTTTATAACACATATTAATATGATAGTATTAGGTTATAAATATACAACTGAAAATGAGGCTAAAGAAGCCACTAAATTATGTGACCAATTTTATGGATACCCTAAAGAAGGTTGTTTATCTAAAAGTTGGTGTGAATACGAGTATTATGAGACGGATGATTTTTATTACATAGTTTATGGTGATACATTAAAAAATGTATTAGGTGAACCTTCAGAATTAAATATTAAAATAACTAACCCTTTATAATGTCATTATCAATAACCATAGCAAGTATTAATTACAACGGACAAGTTGGGGATATCACTTTTTACCCACTTACTGGTGGTACGATAAACATCGGACCACAAACAATACCGTATGTTTATTTCACAGATTACCCATATGGGGTGTATGATATTTATGTTTCATCATATGATATAACTTGTTCAGTTTCAATAGCACCTCCAACACCAACCCCAACTAATACACCAACTGAAACTCCTACAAATACTCCTACAGAAACTCCTACAAATACTCCTACAGAAACACCAACCAACACACCTACTGAAACTCCAACTCCTACTTCTACCCCAACAAATACTCAAACACCAACTAACTCTATAGTATCATCAGGATTGATAATGAATTGGGATATTCAAAACACAAGTTCTTATAGTGGTAGTGGGTCAATAATAACTGACTTACAAGGTAATATAAATGGGACAATGACAGGTGTTATTTCATACACAAACGATTCTCCGAAATATCTAACTATTGATGGTGGAGTATCTGAGTATATATACACATCAAATATTAACCCATACTTATCACCTGTAAATACAGGAACGGCTCAATCTACTTTCCTTTGGATTTACCCAACATCTAATGGTATAATTTATTCTGAACAAGGCTCTCTTTCACCTGACTTTGGTTGGTTCGATGTTCAAATTCAAAGGGATTCTAGTGATAGATTTTTATTCGGAGTTTGGCCATACACTATCAATGGTCCTGCACCAATAACATCATCCATTACTCACTCTCTGAATAATTGGTATTATGTTGGTTGGACATATAATGGGACCACACTTACTGCGTATGTAAACGGAACAATGGTTGGAATATCAACCTATTCGAGAGACACACCATACAATTTAGGGCCTAGTTTACCGATGTATTTCAATTTCGGATACCCATCCACTACGGATTTGACAACAACAACTTCCGCTTGTTCTTATAGATTAGGTGCGGTTCAAATTTACAACATTGGTTTATCGGGGGCTCAAGTGTTACAAAACTATAATTATGATAGTGCTAAATATATATTACCCACACCAACACCAACAGTTACCCCAACTAACACACCAACTACAACAAAAACCTCAACACCATCGGCAACACCTAGTATCGTAACATCAAACTTACAACTACAATTATCACCAAGTAGTTATATTGGCTCAGGAACTGTTTGGGATACAACTGTTGGGACTACAGATGCGATTTTATCGGGTAGTCCAACTTATAATATATTAAGTGGGTTTACATTTAATGGAACTACTCAATATGGTAGAATACCAAGTGTTGATGGTGTAACGAACTTTACAAATACCAGTGAGTATACTGTTGAAATTTGGTTTAACCCATCGTCGGGTCAAGCAAATACTGCTGAAGCCGAAATATTAGAGAAATGGAATCAGACTAATCAATTGAGGTATCCATATGTTTTTAGATACGCCGAAAATACTGGTACGGTAACCGCGGCAGTTTATGATGGTACTACTTTTAGAAATATAAACTTAACAGGATTCCCAACAAATACGTGGGCACAAGTCGTGGGGGTTTTCAACTTCACAACAGATGTCTTCACACTTTATAGAAATGGTGTATCGGGAGGCACCGCCAGTTTAGTGGGTATAGGACAAGTAAGTAATACAAGTTCGGTTGGTATTTCGTGTAGACTTAAAACCGATGGGACAGGTGAGATATTTTTCAAGGGAACAGTTTCAATAGTGAGAATATATAACACTGCTTTATCGTCCTCTCAAGTGTTACAAAACTTTAATGTAGATAAAACAAAATACGGTTTATAATAATATGTCATTTTCAATAATCATATCAAGTGTTAATTACAACGGACAGGTTGGGGATATTACTTTTTATCCTTTAACTGGTGGGACTATAAATATAGGTCTTCAAACTATACCGTATACTTATTTTACTGACTATCCATATGGAACATATGATATCTATTTTTCTTTTTACAATAAAACTTGTTCGTCAACAATAATTCCACCAACACCCACACCTACCAATACTCCTACTGAAACCCCTACCAATACTCCTACTGAAACCCCAACTAATACTCCAACAGAAACTCCGACTAATACTCCTACCAATACACCAACTGAAACACCAACTAATACGCCCACCGAAACACCTACTAGTACACCTACTGAAACTCCGACTAGCACACCAACTGAAACGCCAACTAACACTCCTACTAACACCCCTACAGAAACGCCGACCAATACCCCTACAGAAACTCCAACCAATACTCCTACAGAAACTCTAACACCCACTCCTACTGAAACACCAACTGAAACGCCAACTGAAACGCCAACTAATACTCCTACCGAAACCCCTACCAATACACCAACTAATACACCAACTGAAACGCCAACTAATACTCCTACTGAAACACCAACTGAAACGCCAACTGAAACGCCAACTAATACTCCTACCGAAACCCCTACCAATACTCCAACTAATACACCAACTGAAACGCCAACTAATACTCCTACCGAAACCCCTACCAATACTCCTACTGAAACACCAACTAATACCCCTACCAATACACCGACAGAAACCCCTACTAATACACCTACTGAAACTCCTACTAGTACACCAACAGAAACTCCGACAAACACGCCAACCCCGACTGAAACACCAACTAATACTCCTACTAACACTCCTACCGAAACCCCTACTAATACACCTAGCTCGTCAATAACACCTACACCAACTGAAACACCAACTGAAACCCCAACTAATACTCCTACCGAAACCCCTACTAATACACCTAGCTCGTCAATAACACCTACACCAACTGAAACACCAACTAATACTCCTACTAACACTCCTACCGAAACCCCTACTAATACACCTAGCTCGTCAATAACACCTACACCAACTGAAACACCAACTAATACTCCTACACCAACACCAACAGAAACACCTACTAATACACCTAGCTCGTCAATAACACCAACCCCGACTGAAACACCTACTAATACACCAACACCTAGTGTTACCCCAACAATGACAGTAACTCCAACACAAGTCGCTAGCTTATTATTATTACAAGATGGTAGTCCTATAACACTACAAGACGGTTCGGGAGGAATTAAATTACAGTTTAGTTTATAATAGTCTATACCATAAAATTATGACTACTATATTTATCTAATAGGACTATGCAAATTATTGAAATCACAAGTGTTACAGGAACTTCACCTTATGATATTATTATATGTGATATAACATATACGTATTGTTATACTGCAGACACTGGAGTAGTTTCAATCCCCCCAACATTGTATGTTAATTTACCAATAGAATTGTATGGTTCCCAAAGTGTAATTGTGAAAATAGTTGATTCGTTAGGATGTGAAGAAATCCAATTTGTGGAATGTCCGCCGACACCAACTCCAACCCCAACACTGACTATAACACCAACAATAACACCAACAAATGCTAATTGTGTTTGTTTAACGTTTACAAACCCAACCTTGAGTACATTAGGGTTTAGTTATACTAATTGTGATAATGGAGTGGTTAGTTTTACAATTAACCCTTTAACTATCATATATGTATGTGGTTCAAACCCTGTTTATGACTCAGGAGTTGAGGTAACTATTGGGTCTTATTGTGTTGGGAACGTATGTCCACAACCAACACCAACACCGACCGCAACTCAAACACCAACACCGACTATACCAGGTATAATCGGTTCATTTGTTAGCTGTTGCGACTCAAATATAGAATTTAAAGTTAGTAATATACCATATTATCATTATCCATTATCGGGAGTTTATTATATTGTTAGTTCAGGGTTTCAAGGATGCGCAACATATATACCAACAACGACATCAACAAATATATACGTATGTTCATTAATAGGTTCCCAACCCGATTGTTATTTTTGTGATATATCTCACCCTGATGTTTTATGTCCTACATCTACACCAACACCTACTAACACCCCAACTGTAACGTCAACACCAACACCTACACCAACTAATAGTGTTATTTTTGTTAAAAGAGTCGCATTAGATTGTTGTACTATGGAGGGTAAAGTCATCAGCGTACCTTCATATTTAACGTCAGGTGATATTGTAAAAGCAACTAATGGTAATTGTTATACTTTATTAGTAACAACACCAGCAAGTGCTAATATAATTTGGGATGGAACAAGCTACGGTGATTGTGAATCTTGTATTACTTGCCCAACACCAACACCAACACCAACCGAGACGCCAACTAATACCCCAACACCTACTAATACGCCGACTAACACTGTTACATCAACACCATTATTAGTGGTTTGTTTCCAGTATACTTACTCAACATTTTTAGGTGATTCTGACACAATTTATCAAACAGGATACTATAACTCTAAACCTTACTACACTTTAACTTATGGTTTTGTTTGGTTTGATATTGGCACATCTTTATGGATTTGGTCAACTTTATTAGGTGGTGGTATTACTTTAGATACATTAAATAATGGGGGATTATTCTACCCGTATTGTTGTTCATTCTCCCCGTCATATCCTAATTGGGATAACATTAATTCACCTTCTGATTTTATGTCAGTTTCAAGTGTAGGGGGATGTGCTTAAATAAGTGAAATTATATTTATTTTTTAATTTGTAAGGTTATTTTTTTCATAAAAAGTTAACTATGAAAATATTTGTTCAGATTGCCTCATATAGAGACCCCCAACTTATCCCTACAATTAAAAGTATGATTGAAAATGCTAAACGACCAAAAAACTTGGTTATTGGTATTTGTAGACAATATCACCCTGAAGATGGTTTTGATTCTTTGGAGGAATATTCAAAAGATAAACGATTTAGAGTTGTTGATGTTTTATATTCAGAATCTAAAGGTGTTTGTTGGGCGAGAAATCAAGTCCAACAATTATATGGTGGTGAAGAATACACTCTTCAGATAGATTCCCATATGAGATTTGAAAAGGATTGGGACGACACTCTAATTAAGATGGTTAAACAACTTCAAAAGAAAGGGTTCGAAAAACCTTTACTAACGGGATATGTTTCATCATTTAATCCTGAGAATGACCCCGCGGAAAGAATAAGAGAACCTTGGCGAATGGTGTTTGATAGATTTATACCTGAAGGTGCGGTATTTTTCTTACCTGAGACAATACCTGGCTGGGATAAATTAAAGGAACCAATCCCTGCAAGATTTTATTCCGCTCATTTTGCGTTTACATTAGGTAAGTTTAGTGAAGAGGTACAACACGACCCTGAGTTTTATTTTCACGGAGAAGAGATTTCAATAGCGGCAAGAGCATATACTCACGGATATGATTTGTTTCACCCTCATAAAGTAGTTATTTGGCACGAGTATACAAGAAAAGGTCGTGTAAAACAATGGGATGATGATAAAGATTGGGGTACTAAAAATAATGTGTCTCACGCAAAAAACAGACAATTATTTGCTATGGATGGTGAAGAGGTAACCATTGATTTCGGAAACTATGGTTTTGGAACCGAAAGAACTTTAAGAGATTATGAAATATATTCAGGACTTTTGTTTTCAAGAAGAGCAGTGCAACAATATACTTTAGATAAACAATATCCACCTAACCCACACATTTATGAAACTGAAGAAGAGTGGTTGAGTAGTTTTGCAACAATATTCAAACATTGTATTGATATTGGTTATGATAGTGTACCTGAAGATGATTATGATTTTTGGGTGGTTGCCTTCCACGATGAAAATGATGAAACTATCTATAGACAAGATGCCGACCCAGGAGAAATCCAAAGAATGAAAAATGACCCTGATGGTTATTGTAAAGTGTGGAGGCAGTTTCAAACAACACATAAACCATCTTATTGGGTTGTTTGGCCGTATTCCAAGTCTAAAGGATGGTGTGACCGATTAACAGGAAATTTATAATTTAATGGAAGATATTAACTATTCAGTTTGTATAACTACCTTCTCAAGAAGGTATTCGTATGTGGAAAAATTAGTGACCCAAGTTAGGGAATTAACTAACTGCGATATATTAATTGCGGTCAATGGTGATTATAAACAAGATTTTAACAATGATTACCGAAAACAAATTTTAGAATTATGTTTAAAATTTGATAACGTGTTCCCAATATTTTTTCCAGAACAAAGAGGTTTATCTAAGTTGTGGAATACTTTGGTGGTTCACAGTAAACAAGATTGGTGTTTAGTATTAAACGATGATGTTGAATTAGACAACGATGAGGTATTTAAACTTACAATACCTGGTTTAGGGGACAAACCTGATTTACGAAGAATTAACGGTTCTTTCTCGCATTTTTTAATACATAAAGATTGTTTAGATGAAATAGGTTATTTTGATGAGAGGTTATTGGGTTTTGGTGAAGAAGATGGTGATATTTTTTATAGATATATTGAGACGTATAATCAATGGATACAAGAAGCTTGGGTTCACGGATTTAATAATTTGGTGATAGATATTAGAGATGAAAATATAAAACCTGGGGTAGGAAAATACTCTCAATTTAACCGACATTTTTGTTTTGTTGATGACCCTTGTAAATATGTTCCAGTATCTGAAGGTATTACAGGACTATTTGGTCAACATATGAAAAAAAATATTGAGGATTTAAAACAATATCCGTATGAAAAATTCTTTAAAGAAAATAAAGATAAACTTTAAAGTATGATTAAAATTAAACTAGAGTGTTGGTGGACAGATACTAATTCATTAAACAACCGATTTATTAAACAATTTGTATTTGACCAAGATGAATTTGAATTTGTCACTAATAATCCTGATTATACGGTGGTGTTTGGTAGAACCGATTGGGAAAATATAGAAACTCCTAAAGAAAAAACTTTTTATTTCTCTCAAGAACCATTATGGTCACCTAATGAACCCAAAGATGGTATACATGAATTTTGTTCTAAAATTTTTATTGCCGATAAACGAGAATACCCTAATAGAGGTGAGTACATTGAGACATTATTACCAATGTTCTACGGTGGTAGAGGAGATATTGACCACAGAGAAGAATGGGATTGGTCAAAGAATATTCTATATAAGAACTTTAATAAAACAAAACCTATCTCAATGGTTGTGAGGAAAGATTATTCAACACATTACAATCACCTATCAAATCCCATAACTTCTAAAATTAACTATATACAAAGAACTGACTTAGGTATAAAGTTATCAGATAATGAAAATATTGATATATTTGGGACGTATTGGGAGTCAAATGGTAAAAACATAAAAGGTGAGGCGTGGAATAAACATGTAGGGGTTGATGATTACAACTTTTCAGTATCTTGTGAAAACTCAATACAAAAAAATTATATAAGTGAAAAATTTTGGGACGTTATATTAACAGACGGAGTTCCAATTTATTTAGGTTGTGTTAACATTAATGAATACATACCCGACAATTGTTATATTAATATTAGTGACTTAAATAATGATGAAATTACAAATGTGGTAGAATCCATAATTAATGATTACGATTTTATTTATAATTCAAAAAAAAATGATATTTTAAAATTAAAATCTAATTTTTTTAAGGACCCAAATTTTAACCTTTGGGAAAAAATAAAAGAAACGATAAAAAAATATGAGTACTAAAATAGTAACAGCCATTTATTCTAATTTACACGGAACAGAATTAGGTGGGAGACCTAGTAGAGGAGGTCATTATAGATATTCACTAAGAACTATTTTAAAAATGACTGACGCTGATTTTGTTTGTTACACTTCAGAAGACGAACTTGAAAGTTTAAAAGAGTTTTTCTATGTACAAAACAAAATTAGTGAAGATAGATTAATTATCAAAACGTTTGATTTAAAAAATTTTAGTCTAACTGAAAAAATAAATAAAATTAAAAATGTTAATGAGACTAAACAATCTGACCGTTGTGTTGAGGTGCAGTATTGTAAATTTATATGGTCATTGGATGAACTAGAAATTGGTAATTACGATAACGTATATTGGTTTGATGCTGGGTTGTCACATAGCGGATTGTTTCCCCCAAAACACATGAACAATATTGGATATTGGGAACAAAATTATGAATCAACTTTATTCAATAATGAGTGTCTAAACAATCTAATTGATTTTGCGGATGATAAAATAGTTTTATGTGCCAAAGAAAATGTTAATAATTTTTGGTCAGGAACCGTACCATATGAATACTATAAAGAACACTGTATGGAACGACATATAATTGGAGGTTTTTTTGGTGGAAAAAAAGAAAAAATGAGAGATTATTGTAAACTATTTTTAGAATATGTAAACAAACTTTTGGATAATGAAAATAAACTTTATTATGAAGAAAACATTATGTCATTAATGTATTATAATCATAATGGGTTATTTAACCCAAAGTATTTTGATATTTGGTGGCATGAAGAAGATAGAATCCCTGGACTTGATTTACATGAATACACAAAAACTAGAAAAAGTTTTTATAAAATATTTGAGGAACTAAATGAAATCTCTATCAATTAACATGAAGTTTTGGGATGATGGACAACCAAACTCAACTAGAATTAGAAATGTAAATTTTTCTTGGGGTGAAATAAAAAAATTTACATCGTTTTTAAAAGATAATGATATAAATGCGGTATGTAATTTATATGATTTTTCAGTAGATAGAGTAACTGAGGATTCTATACATATATCTTACCCTTTAGGTGTTTATAAAAAGGCGGAAAAGACTAACATAATCTTAAACGACCAAAAAAATTATGATTTTTTTATGATGGTTGATTGCGATGCGTTTTTTCATAAAGACGACTATAACAAATTTTTAGAAATATTTAAATTTTTAAATGACGGAGATGTTGTGACCTTTGATTTGGCTAAATTAGAAGATAGAGTTAGTGAGTATATTATAGACGGAGAATTTCAAATAGAAAAGGCCGATTGGTCATATGCATATTCAGGTAACAGAAATAATGGACCTCTTAATGGTTATTTAGGTGGTTTAGGTGGGGTATATATATGTGATACAAACTTATTAATAAAATTAGGTGGTTTTAATGAAAAATATGTTGGTTGGGGTGGTGAAGATGGTGATATGTTAGATAGGATATGGTCATCTCAAATACCACACTCATTTAAACCTGTTAGAAATTTTGCACCATTTCATTTACCCCATTTTTCTGATTGGGGTAATAAATTATATAATCAAAGATTTGAAAATGAATAAAACAACAATTGTAACTGGATTATGGGATATAGGTAGAAATAGTCTAACTAATGATTGGGCCAGGTCTATGGAACACTACCTTAATAAACTCAAAGAACTACTAAAAATTGAGGAAAACATGATAATTTTTGGGGATGAAAACCTACAAAAATTTGTCATGGAACATAGGTCTATTTCTAATACTCAATTTATCATAAGAAATTTAGATTGGTTTAAAGATAACACTTATTTTGATTTAATACAAAAAATTAGAACCAGTGATGAGTGGTTAAATCAAGTAGGTTGGTTAAGAGAATCAACACAGGCAAGATTAGAATACTATAACCCTTTAGTAATGAGTAAAGTGTTTTTACTAAACGATGCTCGTATTATGGATAAGTTTAATTCTGATTATCTGTTTTGGATTGATGCGGGAATTACTAATACTGTTCATCCTGGGTATTTTACCCATGATAAAGTATTGTCAAAAGTTGATAAATTTGTTGATAAATTTTCGTTTATATCATTTCCATATGAGGGTGCGAATGAAATTCATGGGTTTAATCTGACCGAATTAAATAAGTATGCAGGTACCGAAGTCAAGTTAGTGTCAAGAGGTGGATTTTTTGGGGGGCCAAAGGAATCCATATCTGAGATTAATGGAATATACTATCAATTACTAATTGATTCGTTATCAAAATCTTTAATGGGGACTGAAGAAAGTTTATTTTCAGTAATAACTTACAAACATCCAGATAAGGTGTCTTATTTTGAAATTGAATATAACGGTCTTATAGGTAAGTTTTTTGAGGATTTAAAAAATGAAACTTTAAATTCTAAACAAGAGGTTATCAAACCTTCAAACGAATTATCATTTACACCACCATCCAAAGATAGTGTCGGGTTATATGTTATTGGGTTCAATAGTCCAAACCAACTCAAAACTTTAATAGAATCTATGTTGGTATATGATGAAGATTTTATTAAAAAACCACGTAAAATTCTTTTAGATAACTCAACGGATTTTACGACAACCCCAATATATTCTGAAATATGTTCTAATTATGGATTTGAACACATAAAAAAAGATAATTTAGGAATATGTGGTGGAAGACAATGGGTTGCGGAACACTTTGAGAAGTCAGGTATGGATTATATGTATTTTTTTGAGGATGATATGTTCTTTTACCCAAATAAAGGTGAGGTATGTAGAAATGGGTTTAATAGATTTGCACCTAATTTATTTATTAAATCCCTTTCAATAATACAGAAAGAAAAATTTGATTTCCTTAAGTTAAATTTTAGTGAATTCTTTGGTGATAATAGTGTACAATGGAGTTGGTATAACGTACCACAAACTGTTAGAGAAGAGTATTGGCCTGACAATCAAAAATTACCTGAATTAGGTACTTCAGAAAACGCACCTAAGGCGAAATATACTAGTGTTAGAAGTTATGAAGGTGTACCATATGTTACAGGTGATGTTTATTACTGTAATTGGCCACAAGTAGTTTCAAAAGAAGGTAATAGAAAAATGTTTTTAGAAACAACTTGGGCACACCCATATGAACAAACTTGGATGAGTCACATATTCCAAGAGACTAAGAAAGGTAGAATTAGTGGTGGTTTATTATTAATGACACCAACTGAACATAACAGGTTTGACCATTATTCGCGTGAATTAAGAAAGGAAAGTTAATTATTTTATATTATAAAGTATTTATAGTAAAAAATAATAGATGGAGTTTTTTATTAAAAAAAACGCAACATTACCAGTATTAAAATTACAAGTAGTTAAGGACGGTAGAAGTGATTATAATAACTTTATGAATACCATAGAGTTGTCCACAATATTCTTTTCTATGGTTGATGTTGAGACAGGGGTTCCAAAAATAAGTAGTAGACCTGCGGGGTTTGTTGAAAAACTTTTTGAAGACCCTAATGCGGAACCTGAATATTACATCTATTACCAATTCACAAATAAAGACACAAATAGAGTAGGACGTTATGAAGGACAATTCATGTTACGTAATGATGATGGTGTTTTAATTTTACCAATAAGAGAAAATTTATTTATAAATGTACAAGAGTCTTTTATAAGTGACGAATTACCTTATGAAAGTTGTTATGTTTCCGAATTTCCTTGTTGTGTTAACGGACCTTATACTACAACTACAACTACAACACCTTGCCCGACGTGTCCCCCATGTCCACCTGTAACAACAACAACAACAACATACAATCCTGTAACAACAACAACAACAACACATATTCCCGTAACAACTACCACAACAACAACTCATACA